AATTTATGGACAACAAACTCAAGGAGTAGGAGCTGTAAAATTAGGTAGTGGAGGTCCTACGTTATATGGTTCGGGTAGTAATTTAGGTATAGGTACTACAACTCCAAACTCAGGAACTTTACATGTAAATGGAGGTGTTTTTGCTAGTTCATTTACAGGATCACTTTTAGGTACGGCATCGTATGCTACTCAAGCATTAACTGCCTCAAATGCAAATACTGCATCTTATGTAATAACAGCTCAAACCGCAAGTTATGTTTTACAAGCCGTTTCTAGTTCATTTGCATCCACCGCTTCATTTGTAAACCCACTTGTACAAGGTGTTACAATCACAGGCTCATTAATGGTGTCAGGAGGAATTACTACTCTTGATTCTTTATACCTTAGAAGAAATCCAGCATATGGTGGAACTACACTAGTGTGGTACATGAATAGTTCGGATAATCTTCAAACAGATAAACGTGTTACATTTAATCAACCTTCATATTGGTCTTCGGGGCAAGGCATTCAAGTAATTAATGCTAATGTAGATTTTAATGGATCTACTATTTCTAATTTGTACATCGCAAATATAGTAGCTAATGCAAGTCTCAAACTAGTTCCAGATCTTAACTACGCACTTCCAGAAAACTCTCAGAGTTTATATATAAGACCAACCAGTACACTTGGTTCAACTAAATCTTTATTAAAAATTAACGATAGCACTGAAACAAGTACTTATTTTAGAGTAGGAGCAAATGGTAATATTCAAATTGGTACAGCTACAGATGCAAACTACAAACTTAGAGTTATAGGATCTAGTAGTTTAGGAGACGTATATGTTACTGGTTCACTTAATGTAACAGCAGGTATTACAGGATCACTTTTAGGAACAGCATCCTATGCATCAACAGCTTCATTTGTAACTACTGCTCAAACTGCTAGTTATGTTAAAACTGCTCAAACAGCTTCATTCTATGGTGGTAGTGTTACAAGTGCTTCATATGCAACAACAGCATCTTATGCTTTAAGTAGTGCAGGTGGAGGTGCGGCATTTCCTTACACGGGCTCAGCTCAAATTACTGGTAGTTTAGGAGTTACAGGTTCAATATATTCAAACAATACTATAGGAGCATCATATGCTGGTTATTTTAAAAATAACTCTTATAATGTTGGTGGAAATGCTCCATTAATAGTTGATGACGGAAATGCTGGAGGTGCATTTAGTATAGGGTATGGTGGTACAAGCGCATTTATGTATTTCCCACCTTACTTTGGTAATAACTCTATTTATTTACATGGATCAGGTTATTATGGAGTATATTTTGAAGGACTTAGCTCATATGATGGTGTTACTTCTTTTGTAGCACCAGGTCGTGTTAAAATTGGAAATAATACTTTACCATCATCAAAATTACATGTTGTAGGAGCCGGATCTACATCAGCAACCTCAACATTTATAGTTGAAAATTCATCAGCAGCTAAAACAATAGAATGTAAAGATAATCAAAGTATAGGATTTTTTGGAGCAGCAACAGTTACACAACCTACAACCGGTATAGCCGGAGCTGCAATAGCTAACGGCGCTGGTATACAGATCACAGACGATGCAACCTTTGACGGATACACAATAGCTCAAGTAGTCGCAGCTTTAAGGCAGTTAGGTTTACTAGCTTAGTGATTTTTATAATAAAGTAGTATATTTATATAAAACAATATAACAGTATATAGGTTATGGAAAACAAACAATTTACTCAAGAAGAGTTGTCTCAGATTAAAGAACTGCAAGAAAAATACAATGCGTTAGGTCTTCAGTTAGTTCAGTTAAAGCTTGCTCGTAAAAATGCAGAGGTTTATTTAAAACAACTTCAAGAACAAGAAGAAGTTTTAGAAACTCAAATTGTAGAAACAAACACAAAAGAGAAGGAATTAGCTGAATCTTTCGATACCAAATATGGTGCAGGATCACTTGATCTGGAAACTGGAGTATTTACACCAAAGACTGAGTAAAAAACAACGTTTCGAGTTATGTTGTGATATTTATATGTAAACTAAACAATTATTACAACAATGGCTGAAAGAATAGTTAGTCCAGGAGTATTCACAAACGAAAAAGATCTTTCGTTTTTACCTGCTGGTATCGCAGCAATCGGAGCTGCAATCATTGGTCCAACCTTAAAAGGACCTGCATTCGTACCAACCGTAATAACCAACTTCAATGACTTTATTGCTAAGTTTGGTGGTCTAAGCGAAGAAACCTATGTCCCATATACTGTTAAGAGCTATCTTAACGCTGCAAGCACAGTAACTGTAGTGCGTGTATTACAAGAAGGCGGATACAACGCTGACTCGTTTCAAATACTAGCTACTACTGGATCTGTAACCTCGCTTGTTGGTGTTATCATGCCAACTACCACTGTAGGTAGTTCAACTGGAAAAGGATATACCAAATCAATTATACCAGCTGGTACTTTAAGTATTAGCGGTTCTTATGGTATTACTTTATCAGGATCTGGCGTTACTGGACAAGCAATTACAGCATCTGTCGATCCAACCAATGTTAGTTCGTTCTACAACGTACTTGGTGAATCAGTAAAAGGATCTAAAAAAGGATACATGTATGTGTGGTTCTCTGATTACTTAACAACTATCAAAGCAAACGCTGCAACTACAATATCCTTTGTATCAGCTTCAGCCAACGCTCTTGTAAATCTTTCAGGATCTGCAGGTGTTTATAGCCAAGCTTCAACTCCATGGATTCAATCACAAATCATTGGTAGTGAAAAATTAAACTTATTTAAAGTACACACACTAGCCGCTGGTACAGATACTAACACTTCTATAAAAGTAAGCGTTATTAATAACGTACTTCCAGGAAACGATCCAGGATCTGATTATGGAAACTTTACTCTAGTTGTTCGTGAGTATACTGATACAGATCAACGTCCAGTAATTCTTGAAACTTATAGCGGATTAAATTTAGATCCAGATTCTTCTAATTATATTACTCGTCGTATTGGTGATAAATCATATAGTGTATCTTCTGCGGGAGTAGTGTCAATCAGTGGTGATTATGATAACGTTTCTAAATATATTCGTGTAGAAGTTGATTCCGCAGTATCGTCTAAGTCGATAACTCCAAATGCAAAGCCTTTTGGTTTTGCTGCAGTGACTCAACCAGTATCTTCAAGCTATTCTTTCCCAACAGCTTCTGTAATATCTCAGTTAACTCAAATTAACGGAGCTTACAACAAGAAAGCTTATTATGGATGGGATTTCTCTGTAACTGATAATCAAAACTACTTAAAGCCTCTAGCTAGTGGTGTAACAACTAATGGCAGTGCTTTCAACTTGGATGAGTGTTTTGTACACCCAAGTGCATCTGTTGCAAACTCAAATTCATCACTTGCAGCCGGACGTAGCATTTCAGGATCTACTTTTGAAGGATTGGATGTAACAACTTTCTTAAAGTTTAGCATACCTCTTCAGGGTGGTTTTGATGGCATGGATCCAGCAATTACTAAAAACGTAGGATCTAGCATTACAGCTACTAACGTATTTGGTATGAATTGTTCAACAGCCACTTCTGCTGGTTCAGTTGGGTATATTAAAGCTCTTAATGTAATCAGTAACTCTGATGAGTACGATGTTAATATGATTGTTACTCCAGGTATTACAATCGCTAATCACTCTTCTATAATAAACAAAGCAATTGAAGTTGCTGAAGATCGTGGTGATGCTTTTGTGGTAGCAGATCCGGTTATTTACGGCCAATCAGCCGATACAGCCGTAGCAGCAGTAACTGATAGCGGAATCGATTCTAATTACATTGCTACATACTGGCCATGGGTTAAAATCCTTGACACTGATAAAAATAAACCAGTGTGGGTTCCACCATCAGTAGTAGTACCACGTGTAATGGCTTACAATGATTCTGTAGCTTATGAGTGGTTTGCACCTGCAGGTTTAAATCGTGGTGGTATTGGTGAAGCTGTAGATATTGAATTAAAGCTTAACCAAGCTACTCGCAATGACTTGTATGAAAATAAAATCAACGCTATCGCAACATTCCCTAACCAAGGAGTTTGTGTATGGGGTCAAAAAACACTACAAGCTAAACCTTCAGCTTTAGATCGTATCAACGTACGTCGTCTTTTAATTACTTTGAAGAAGTTTATTGCAAGCTCAAGCCGCTACTTAGTGTTTGAAAACAACACAACTGCAACTCGTCAAAGATTCTTAAACATTGTTAATCCTTATTTGGATACTGTAAAAGCTCGTCAAGGTTTATACGCTTTCCGTGTAGTAATGGATGAAACTAACAACACTCCTGATGTAATCGATCGTAACATCATGTATGGTCAAATCTTCTTACAGCCTGCAAAAGCTGCTGAGTTTATCGTACTTGATTTTAATATCTTACCAACTGGTGCATCTTTTGAAAACGCATAATAATTATTAGAAAAGAACAATGGCAAATTTAATAGAAAACAACCAAATATTCTACACACCTTACGAACCAAAGGTACAGAATAGGTTTATACTTCAGATTGATGGTATTCCATCTTTCCTTTGTAAAAAGGTTTCTCGTCCACAATTAGAGTGTGGTGAGGTTGTACTCGATCACATTAACATTATCCGCAAAATGAAAGGTAAATGTAAGTGGGGTGATATTACAATCACAATGTACGATGCTATCGTTCCATCAGGTGCTCAGTCAGTAATGGAATGGGTACGTACTTCACACGAATCTGTAACCGGTCGTGATGGGTATGCTGATTTTTACAAAAGAGATTTTGATATCTTTGTATTAGGCCCAGTAGGTGATAAAATTGAAAACTGGACTGTAAAAGGTGCATACATTAAAACTGCTCAGTTTGGTGATATGGACTGGTCAACAGAAACTCCAGTTGAAATTCAACTCACATTAGGAGTTGATTACTGCGTATTGAATTACTAATATTCCCTCAGAACACATAAAGAAAAGCCAGCAAAATGTTGGCTTTCTTTTTTTATTTTCCTATATTTATAAATAAACTAGTTTTAAAATGAGCACAGTTGTAAACGACAATTATCCAAATCGTCAGTTGTCAGACGAAGAAATCAAAGCTAAATTCTTAGCAGAAAACACAAACCCAAAAGCGGTTGAAACCACTCAAAAGATCGATGTACCTACCGAGATAATCGATCTACCTTCAAAAGGTTGGTTTTATCCAGAAGGTCATCCACTTTCATCTGGAAAGATAGAAATGAAATACATGACTGCAAAGGAGGAAGATATCTTAGCATCGCAAAATCTTATTAAGCAGGGTGTTGTAATTGATAAATTGCTACAATCCTTAATTGTAACAAAATGCAACTATAACGATATCCTAACCATTGACAAGAATGCAATTTTTATTGCAGCTCGTATTTTAGGATACGGTAACGATTACGAAGCTGAAATCACTTGTCCAAGTTGTTCAACAAAGCAAAAACACCACATTGATTTAGCTGAGTTTGAAGACAGAGACATTGATTGGAGTCTGTTTACCAAAGGACAAACAACATTTACATTCACCTTACCAGCTTCTAAAAAAGAACTAACTTTAAAGTTTTTAACGCATGGTGCTGAAAAAGCAATTGAAGAAGAAGTAAAGTCTTTAAAAAAGCTTACAAAAATTGTTGGTGTTGATCCGGAATTAACAACACGTCTAAAACATATAATAGTTGCTGTGGATGGAGACGATGCCAAGTCTACAATTAACAAAACAGTAGATACTATGTTATCTCGTGACTCTTTAGCCTTACGTCAATTTTTAAAACAAGTAACACCAGATGTAGACACTACATTCTCATACACTTGTCCTAATTGCGATCATGAAATAGAAAAGATGGCTATGCCCATCGGAGTCGGGTTTTTTTGGCCTGGGGTCTGATTACAGACCCATCCTATTTGACCAAATCTTCGATCTCATGTATTATGGAAAGATGGGTTGGTCCTGGACAGAATTGTATAACTTGCCAGTTTGGCTTAGACGATATTACTATCTTAAGCTGGCTGATATACGCAAAAAGGAAAACGAAGCAGAAAAAGCTCAATACGATAGTATAACAAGTAAAATGCCTAAAAAATAAGAGCCAGTGAATTGCTGGCTTTTTTTATTTATAAAACTATTTATATAAAACTAACAAGCAATGAAAAGATCTGAATTGCAAAAAATTATACAAGAAGAGTTGCACGCTGTGTTAGAAGAAGAAAAACTCAAAGAAGGTTTGTTTTCTTGGGCCAAAGGTACAGCTGATAACATAGTGTATAGTGTATTAAATAATTACAAAAACATTAGACAATCGGATATATTTAAGGACCCTAAGATTAGTGCTTTGGCAAAAGACCTTAAAATAAGTCAAAGTGATTTAGAAGACCGTGTAAGTGATTTACTTAAACGTGATACTAAGTTTCTTAAAGCATTAGCAACTCAAAGATACAAACGTTAACTGTATTAGTTAAATGGCAAACGAAAATCCATCACCTGAAGACATAAAAGCTTATGATAGAGCTATAAAAGGTCTTGGGCCTGAAATGCAAAAGCAAATTGAAAAAGCTAGAGCATTAGGGGTTAGCTTTGAGGCACTGGTAGGATTTGCTGAATCCTTTGCAGATCAATTAGAGCACTCCGCAGAATATCTTAGCGAACAGAAGGAGGATTTAGCAAAATCTTTAAAGCAGTATGAGGGTATTACTAAGGTGTTTAAAGATCACCTTGAAGACCATAAAGAGGTCAAAGAAACTATACAAAACAATTTAAAAATACAAAGAGATTTTGGTAACCTGCTCTCAGCTGAAACACAAGTCCTAGACGATTTGTTGCTAAAGCGAAACATGATAGGTACCGGTTTAAAAGATGAGTACGCTCAACTTCTAACTACTTACATGCTTGAAAATAACATTACGGATTTAGGTGATGAGAAAGTTCAAACACTAATAAAAGAACTTCAACACAGACAGCATGTTAAAAAAGAAATGGACGAGCAGCTCGAGATCACCGAAGCGTTGGCTAGTTACATGGTTGAAGTACGAGAAGAGGCAGATAAGCTTAAAAAAGAATATTCAATTCTCGGTGCTAAGATTAAAGCCGTCGTAATGGATCCTGAAGTCCGAAAAGCTTTTATGAAGGGTCTTTTGCTCGAAAAGAGCTTAGAAATGGGGAAAGAAATGAATGAAGTGTTTGGGGAGATGAGGAAAGAAGGGCTTACTGTAACACAAACATTTAAAGAAGGTGGTATTGCAATGGGTGCCATGTTTAGTCTCAGTGGTGCGTCTCTTAAAGAAAATGCCGAAATCATGGCAGGTATTGCTGAGAGTACTGGGAATTTAGAATCAGCCACATCAGACGCCGTTGCTGAAGTGGGTAAGCTAAGCAAAACCTTTGGAGTGGCAGCAGGCGATGCTGGAAAGCTATATGGTCAGATGAAAAATCTTCCAGGAGCTAGCGAGCAAAGTGCTACAGAAACAATGAGGTTTGCAGGTAATTTAGCCAAAGCAGCACACGTTGCACCAGGGGCTGTAATGAAAGATATGGCTCAAAACTCCGAAGCAATCGCAGCAAATACTAAGAATGGGGGTAAGGACATGGTAGCTGTATCAGTTGCAGCTCATAAGTTGGGAATTGAAATGTCTACTATTACCAAAATGTCTGAAGGTTTGTTGGATTTTGAAAACTCTATCAATAAGCAAATGGAAGCGTCTGTATTATTGGGTAGAGAGATTAATCTTGACAAAGCAAGAGAGGCTGCTCTTAATGGCGACTTACTTGGAGCAACCCAAGAAATGTTAAAAAATGTTGGAGGTGAGGCAGAGTTCAATAAAATGAATGTTGTGCAAAGAAAAGCATTAGCTGAATCTATGGGTGTTAGTGTGGGTGAGTTGTCCAAGATGGTTAAAAACCAAGACAAGCTAGCTAGCCTAACCAAAGAACAGCAAGAAGCATTGGCTACGGGAGAAACTACAATGGATGATATACTAGCCAACTCTGGTGGTATAGCCAAGAATATATTTGACGGCGTTACAGGACTTGGTGGTCAGCTTGTTGCTCTTAATGAAATGCGTAAAGCTTTTACAGATACTTTAGGCTTGACCAAAAGCATGGTTAAGGGATTTACAGAAGGATCAGGAGCATTAGGCAAAATGAAAGGGTTATTTGGGTTTGGAGCTAAAGCACCAATTGGCCCTCAACCAATGCAAGGACCTTTACCAGGGTTGGGAGGAGGACCAAAAGTACCACCTGGAGCTGATAAAGCTGGTATGCTGGATAAACTAGCTAAAATAGATGCTAAACAAATGCTTTCAACAGCAGCTGCAATTGCAGCAGTTGGAGCAGCTTTAATGTTGATAGGATTAGGAATTAAATTTGCTTCTGAGGGACTAGCAGAATTGGTGCAGTCATTTAAAGGTTTGTCTAACGATGAGATGAAGGCAGCTTTGATTGCAATAACACTTGTGATAGTGGGTTTTGCTGGTATGTTGGCTCTAATGATACCTATTATATCAGCAATGGGTGCAGCTTCAACAGCAGTTGCAGGTCCGTTAATGGCTCTTGGATTAGCCTTCTTATTAATAGGCGTTGGGATAGCAGCTGCTGCACTTGGAATAGGTTACATGGTAAAGCAGTTTGGAGAAATTCCGTATAAGAATTTAGCGGTATTACCGCAGGCAATGTTGGGTATTGGAGCAGGATTGGCAATAATGGCATCTGCAGGACTATTAGCAATGCCGGTAATCAAAGCATTAACAGCTTTGGCAGTAGTAGGCGGAGGTCTTGTTGCACTTGCAGGATTAGGCGGTCTATTTGGAGGTGGTGAGGGGGGTAAGAGTGAAAAACAAAGTACAGTAGAGTTGAGCGAAAACTCCATCAACCAAATAGCAAGTAAAATCTCAGCTGCTATAACTAGCATTAAAGGTGATGTTATTTTAGACAAAGAAAAGGTTGGAGTGGTTTTATCACCAATCATTGAAAAAAATATAACTTTAGGATCTACACCAGTAAGAAAGGGTGGTAAATAATAATGGCAAAACTGTTTAAAACTATAAGCTTAGAAGAGCGTTATAAAGATAGCATACAAGGCCAACGCCTACCTATCCCAACTTCGGTAAAAGCTAAAGAAGGTGCAAGTTTAAAACTCACACCCAATGCCGTTGAAAAAAACAGTGCAATCCTAAAAGCCATTATCAAAACACCAACAACACAAATACCTTCTTTAAGAGAATTTATTACAGCACCGTTAGCTAGTTTGGCTAAGCCAATGGCAAACACTAGGTTTAGATCAGCAATATCCTTGCGAGATAGACTTTCACAAATAAACTTAGGCACTACAACTTATTTACCTCAGTTTTATTTATCCGATACTTATGCCAACTACATTAAGATCAGTCCATTTGGTTTATTTACTCATACAAGCAACATACAGATTACATATCCAAATGCAGTAGGAAATCAAGGAGGTACAGATATTAAAGCTTACAATCCAAAGATTGCACAAGGTTCTGTTGACTTGAGAGTATTAAATTATAATTCTCTAGTACTACAAGGAACCGTTTTTAGTAACGGAGTTTACAGCTCGCTTATTAATACAACTGTTCCAATTCAAAATCCAAACCAAGGACCAGGAACAAATCCAAAATACACAAAGTCTTCGGACTTGATAGCACCATTACAAGGATTAGGTACAAATCCACAACCATCTAAAAAAGTAGAAACTTTAGCTTTATTGCAAGGAATTATTATATCTAATAATAAAGCACAATCAGTAATTAATACAACACTAACTGCTCCAGAAGGAGCTTATCCTGTTATACCATTAATTGAGACTACTCTAACAAAACCAGCTGGTGCCTATACTGAGGATCCTAAAATTCGAATAAAGTTAACACCAAAAGAAGTTTCGGTGTTTATTCCAAAAAGTATTGTTATAGTACCAACTGTGGAAGAAGTACAGCAAGAGATTCCTAACAATACATCAAACATTTTACCTTTTAGTTTTATACCAAGGTTTACATCACCAACTTTAAAACTATTACGTTACGAGCTTAGTAGAACAATAGCGTTTTTTTCACCTATTGTTGCTCATGGTGACTCTGGATTGTCAGATACTATAACAAAACAAGGGTCTAGTTACTTTCAAGACAAGATTAAAAATACACTATCCATTGGAGGCTCTCATCCTGGATTTAAAAACGACATACTAAAATACTTGGCAGAGTCCAAAGATCCAGGATTAGCTAGCTTGATAGATGTCAGGGATGATGTAGACTACACTAAAATTGGGGTATATAAATCAGGTTCTGTTGAGTTTGACAAACAAAAAGGATCTATAGATAAGAATAAAGGTCTGGATAATAGTGAATCTGCTCCACGTAGTTTGGGAAGTTATTCTACACTCGCTTATGATGAATTAGTAAAAAAGGGCAATTCACAAGTTGATTTAACCAGCAATGACTTTCGTGAAGATTTAGCTAAAACACGCACATGGTCATATAGAGGAGGTAAAAAGGTTAAGTATATTGATAACAAACCACCTTCACAACTGCTTGAATCAAAATTAACAACAGAAACACTAAGCTCACCAATAACAGGAGTACCCACAAAAGACTTTGTAAAATTAGAAATTGGAGTTGTAGTGGGAGGAGGAAAAAGAGCACCATTCCGTTTTAAGGCATTCCTTACTTCTTTTAGTGACAGTTTTACTACATCATATGCAGGTAAGAAGTTTTTTAATAGACCCAATGAAATTAAATCTTTTGAATCGGCAGGTCGTCAGATTTCTTTAGGATTTAAAGTAGCAGCTTTTACTCAAAGCGACTTAAATATACTATACGGCCGTTTGCAGACAATCTGTCAAGTTGCAACTATACCTGGAGTTATTGATGGAGTTGCCGCAGGATCTAATACATTTGATTTGACAATTGGAACGTGGTGTGTGCAAGTACCTGTATTTATTGACAGCATCAAGCTTGATGTACAGACAGCAGATTACAGTTGGGATATAGGAAAAGAAGTACCTCATCTTGTGGATGTGTCCTTGTCTTGCACAGTGGATGTTGCGCAAGGTAGACAGTATCTTGCAATTTTAAATAAAGGGTAAAACTATGAGCAGTAGAAACACATACACTAAAACTGACAATAATAGGCAGGTAACAAAGCCAACTATTTATCCTCCAATTCCACGAAGCGTAGACGATATTTACGTAATTACAACACCAGGCGATCGACTAGATTTGCTTGCTTACAACTACTATGGAGATGTGAGTTATTGGTGGGTAATAGCAGAAGCAAATGGACTTGGCAAAGGAACTTTCACAATACCGCCAGGATTGCAGCTTAGAATCCCTAGAAATATAAATGCAATCTTAACAAATTTGCAAAACTTAAATAAATAGTTATGAGTATTTTTCAACCAAAAAATGTACCGCCGTTTGTGCAGGAACGGTTTAAGGAATTGGCGGGAAGTGTAGATAAACTAAATGCTGCAACCAGCGCTAAAAATATATGGTTTCAGTTAAAAAGCATGTCCAAGTTATGTGAATCGGAGTACAATAATTTAAGTAACTACATATCTAGCACTCCTTTTTATAAAAAAACAACAGGTGCTCAATTACAAGATCGTGATGCTATCGCATTGCAAAGAATAGATCAGAGTGTTCGTACAAACGAAGTTAGTCCGTTTGAAACTATAACAGCAACAACTTCTGGAAACACTAATATTATTCTGGATGAAAATGCAGGTCTCAGGTCAGGAGGTGCTTTTGGTAGCAATCGTATTACGATATCTAAAAAGATCATAAAACCTATGATCGACAATATTAAAGTACAAAAACAAGGGGAGCTTGGTACAACATCAAAATGCACTATAACGATTATAGTAAGTACTGTAGGCGAAGGATTGGCACAACTACAAAAGTGTTTTTTTATTCCTGGGATGAGTGTAAGAGTGGAGTGGGGGTATTATGCAGGAGGTAATCCAAACCCCTATCCAGTTCAAGCACCTGACACTCTTACCGATGGAGAAGCTACAGATGTAATACGAAAGCATGTAGAAAAAAATAAAGGTTTATATTATGGTCTGCAAGGAAGAGTGACTAACTTTAGCTGGACACTCGAGAGTGCGCAATATTGGATTTGTACTTTGGAAATTATATCAGCTGCAGAGAGTAAAATGGAAAAACCAATGGTTGAACCTTGTAAAAACTCAGATGGATCATTGGGCCCGTCAGTTGGATTTAAAACAACCAACACAGAAAATAAGGAAGAAGATATTTTTGTTTCTGTATTAAATACAAAGCTTCAAGAGCTTGCAACTCTAGCAAAAAATACACCAGCTCCTGTTGGGGATTCACAAGCACAAGTTGAAGCACAAAGAAGACTTCACGAGTTGCGTATCGCTCAAGGAGGACCTCCGCAAAAACCTCAAACACTTTTGGATGTAGAAAAACAACAAGCATTGCTAGAGGATTTAAAAGCAAATGCAAGCAAATATAAACAAAACCCAGCTGAAATGTTTGTTGAATTTCAACAATATGAAGGGCCAGTTCGAGAAGTAAGTGGGAATACTAGTGGAATTATTAACAGTATTAAGAGCTTTTTTACCGAAACACTTGAGCTAGGAGTGACTGAAACTTACATATCTTTTGCTGTATTAGAAGCTTTAATTTCAAAATATGTTTTATCTGATGCTGATGACGATGTTAAACAAACTATTTTATCGAGTAAGGGAGTCCTTCTTCCGGTAATTAGAGGTAAGAGCGTAGATGTGCTGCAACAATCAGTTGATCCTCGAGTTTGCCTAATACCAGGAGCTCCTGAGTTAAAGTATATTTTAGATGAAGAAGGGGGATTTAATTATTACCAAGATAAGACTGCGTATGTTCAAGTTGGTAATAAAAAGTATGTAAGATTATCCAAGATACGTCTTAATGTAATGATGCTGACAAGGGTATTGGGTGAAATTGAAAATCCTAAAACTGGTAACTTTCAACTTAACACTTTTATGGATCGCGTACTGCGCGAAATTAGTACTGCAACCGGTAGCCATTGGGACTTAATTCTCACACCAGTACCAGATGATAAAAAAACACCAGAAAATGAAAGCAACGAGCAACTTACTGTAGTTGATGTAAAAACAACACCAACAGACAACGATACTGGAAACAAAGCAGAAGCTTTTGTAGTTCCAAGTCGTCCAGAAAACAGCATCATAAGCGATTTAAAGCTGGATATGAAAATGACATCAGCTATGCGAACTCAAGCGCTATACAACCCAGGTAATTCGGGAGGAATGTCGGATAAGCAAAATCCATGTTCTGGTAAAGCAGCACGAGCTTGGAGTGTTGTACAGGGAGGTAGCGATCCAGACCTAAATAAAGCTTCAAAGCCCATAAAACTTAAACCATGCAGTCCAGATAAAAATTCACCAGAAGCAAATAAAGACCCATACACAACAAGACTCACAACTTTTAGAGTGGCTATGGAAGAGGGTATGGAAAATGGGATATCGGATAGTAATGTAACCAATGCTTTAAATTTTTTACAAAAAGAAATGGCAGAGATGATGGAAGATCCTAATCATCCACACTGTGATGGTGTTCCATTGCCCGTTGAATGTACTATGACTTTTAATTTTGGAATTGGTGGTATTGGATTTGGACAGCTAATAACAACAGATTTTATTCCAAAAGAAATCAGAGAAAAATTTAATTGGCAAATAACATCTGTTGAGCACAGCCTCACCGGAGAAGGTTGGACAATGCAAGTAAACACAGTACCCCGAGTAAAACCTAAATAACATGGCCACATTTACAAGTCGTTTTGGTGTACGTAAAAATAACAACATTTATTTATATACAAAGGGTAAAGAGTATAGTTTAAATGGAATAGAGTACATAGGAGAGTATCACTTAGACGGAAACATTGCAAAAGTTGGTCCAGTGGTAGATCCAGAAGCTTTACCACTACAAAGATATTATGCAAACAAAGATCATTACATTTATGATAAGCAGTATAACTTTAATCCAAAAGTATTACAGTTTACTTTACCAGTATATTTTGCTTATACTCCGATAGAGCAAGCGTACTTGATTGGATACGATACTCGTTTTTTTGTGGAAAAGATAAACGATGATCAAAGCTATGCAATTGAAATAGATGAAAAACAATTTCGCAACATTAACAAAAAAGGTGGCATTGATGGAGGTATTTATGCCGCATCAGCTGTACAGTGGCAACTTACAGGATACCAAAAAGATATTACAATAAATAATGAATTAAGTCTATTACAAGCATCAGTAGTAACTCCAAGCGTTCAGTACGCAGTAAAAAACTATACTGAATTTGCTAGATTTACTTTAGCTTGATTTTTTAATAATTTTATTGTATAGTTGTTGAATGGTTATAGATAGTCTGCAACAACTTTATGCTTTACAAAACAAAGCAGTTTTTGCATATCCTATATTGAAGGATGATAGACTGCATAGACACCACAATAGCATCATTGCTTTTGTTTTTGTTGATATTGAGGCTCGCGAGTGTTACACTCTTAGTAATGGGCATCCTGAAGGACTATACAATAGTAGTGATCTAAGCTTTTTAGATTCATGTAAAGTATATTGCTACGATAGCTTGTCTTTTAAGTATGCGGGATATGACACATCTAAATTTGTAGATGTTAAGATGCAATACTACTTGTACACAAACCAGAGTTACAGCAACGAAACTCCTGGAATAGTAAATCACTATACAAGAACTTTTCAAAGCTGTCATAAGATAAACGAACTTATATCTCTGTACAAGCACGAGCAAATAGCTTTTAATATCTTTGAGGAAAGCTGGGTAAAAGAATCACAATCAGGTCTTAGCTTTTATCAAAACGATTTACTGGATGTATTCTATAACATTGAAAAGAGTGGTCTAAAGGTTGATCCAAGTTTGTTTGCTGAGCGTTTTGGAAAGACTTTTAGCAGAAGCAAAGATTATTGCTATACCGAGTACAACTACTATACCACAACCGGTAGGCCAAGTAATCGTTTTGGTGGAATCAACTTTGCAGCTTTAAACAAAGAAGATAACACAAGGGATGCTTTTATATCTAGATTTGAAAATGGTATCTTGGTTGAAATGGATTTTAATTCTTACCATCCTCGATTAATTGCTTCATTGGTAGGTTATGACTTTGGTGATGATAATGTGTATGAGCATTTAGCAACCTATTATGCAAACACACCAACACCAAGTAAAGAAGAAATAGAAAAAGCAAAAGAAGCTACTTTTAGACAGCTCTATGGTGGTATACAACAGCAATATCTTCATATTCCATTCTTTGAAAAGACAAACAACTTAGCTCACTACTTATGGAATAAAATACAAGATGAAGGGCATATAGAAAGTCCAATATCAGGTAGAAGACTGGTAATAAGCAATTACCAGGATATAAACTGTTACGTATTGTTTAACTACTTTATACAGATGTATGAGACTGAAACAAATGTAATAGTGCTTAAAAACATATTGGAAAAATCAAAAGACATGCAATGTGTGCCAGTATTGTACACCTATGATAGTATTTTGTTTGACTTACCAGAAACAGAATTTGCAAAACTAACTACTGAAATAATACCACAAAGCATTGATATGCAAAAGTATCCTATAAAAGTGAAGAAAGGAACTACTTATAAAAATTTAACACTTTGCTAATAGTGGAGATATTTATTAGAAACGTTTTTATATGGCGTCTGATAACAGCATTGACTATTCCGCTTTAGATTACAAATTATTCAAAGAAGCAATTCGCAAAGCCTTAGTAGGGTCTGAAGATAAAGAAGAGGTTTCGGAACTTAGCGATAAAGAAAAGCAGGCGACAGTAAAAGCCAAACAAGCAGATATTGAAGCTAAAAAGATTGCACTAAAAGGTGCCGAAGACGCTTTAAAAAAAGCACAGTCTGCTCAAGTAGATCAAAAATGAGACCTCAACTTCTATGTACATTTACTTATTTGGATAGGCTTCCTTCTAGCTTGGGAGAGATATACGCAGCCTATACAGCCATAGCAGTAAGCAATTTAAAATGTTACTCTTACGTAGCTACACCAAATCATGTTATTTGTGTGTATAACGTAGACACAACCGAACGTAGATTAAAAAACACAATATCAATAAATAGAAAAAAAGAAACAAATACCTTCTACAGTATTAATGCTCTTAACAATTTAATTCGTATATTAAATAATGGAGTTCTCGATAAGACTTATATTATCGACTGGGCTCAGTACAAAGATACATTACTACTTTCAGAAGGAGAAGAATCATACAAAACCATAACAATAAAAGAATTAGCCCATTAAGTTTAGGCAAGAAACTAAAGAGACTAGTCCAGGGAAGTTTAGCACATAGTTGCAAGTAAGAAAAAAGATCCCTATAGTAATAAAGTCAAGTAAGTTTAACAATTAAAAACAAGTAAAAATGGCAATCAACCTAGATGCAATCAAAGCAAAGTTACAACAAATGCAACAAGCCAGTTCAGGCGGTGGTAGCAAGTCAAGCGACTTCATTTGGAAACCACCAGTAGGAAAATCACAAGTACGTATTGTACCCTACGCATTCGACAAAAACAATCCATTCCAAGAATTATACTTTCACTATGAAATTGGTAAGCGTACAATGGTATCACCGATGTCCTTTGGACGTCCAGATCCTATTGTAGAGTTTGCAGAAAAACTTAAAAAGTCTGGTGATAAAGATGATTGGAAATTAGGTAAAAAGATCGAACCTAAGTTTCGTGTTTATGCTCCAGTTATTGTACGTGGGCAAGAACATGAAGGTGTTAAGTTTTGGTCTTTTGGTAAACAGATATTCACTGAGCTTCTTAGTGTAATAGCTGATCCTGATTATGGAGATATCACAGATTTAATGAATGGTCGTGACCTAACTGTTGAGCACATTGCTGCTGAAAAAGAAGGAGCATTTCCAACTTTCACAGTACGTGTAAAACCAAACACATCTCCAGCTACAACCGATAAGGAAATCGCTGACAAGATTGTAAACAATCAAAAGAATCTTAAAGAACTCTTTACTGAATCTTCGTATGAAGAAATGACTGAGGCTTTACAAAAATGGTTAGATCCATCATCAGAAGATGGTACTAAGCAAACTGCAAGTAAACCTATTACAGGAGCTACTACAGCTACAAAGTCTGAAGACATTTCATCAGCATTTGATTCACTTTTTAATTCATAAGAGTTATGGCAAAGCAGGCTAAAACAACACCTGATGAAATATCAGGACGGGACGAGCTGGCATCATTGTTAGCGGATAGTCTCAATAAACAATTTAAGGATTTTAAGGCTGCTCATTTCCTAAGTGGAGAAGAAGAAACACCAACAGATTTAACAGAGTGGGTTGGAACAGGATCTACTTTGTTGGATTTGGCAATATCAAATAGACCAAATGGAGGATTTCCAGTAGGTCGTATAGTTGAGTTGCAAGGTATGGAAGCTTCCGGTAAGAGTTTGATTGTAGCACATTCATTGGCAAATACTCAGAAGAAGGGTGGTTTAGCAGTGTATATTGATACTGAGAACGCTTTAAGTGAAGAGTTCTTAACAGCTGTAGGAGTTGATGTTGCAAATATGCTTTATGTTCCATTAGAAACTATTGAAGATGCTTTTGAAGCTGTTGAAAATATCATTGAGACGGTTCGTAAGAGTTCTAAAAATAGATTGGTAACAATAGCATTAGATTCAGTATCAGCAGCTACAACTAAGATAGAACAAGATGCTGACTATGATAAGGATGGTTGGGCAACTTCAAAAGCTATCTTAATGTCAAAAGCTATGCGTAAGATTACTAATATCATTGCAAAGCAAAGAGTATTGTTGATCTGTACATCACAGCTTCGTGAAAAGATGGGTGTAATGTTTGGTGACAAATATACAACCTCTGGTGGTAAGGCATTAGGATTTCATGCAAGTTGTCGTATCAGGCTAAAGGGAGTAGGTAAACTAAAGAGTGGTACAGGAAAGACTGAACAAATTATTGGAGTACAAACAGAAGCTCAAGTAATTAAAAATCGTATGGGACCTCCTTTCAAAAAAGCTACCTTTGACATTTACTTTAGCTCAGGTATTGATGATTTCAATAGTTGGCTATCCTTAATGAAAGACTACGGTGTCTTGAAACAATCAGGAGCTTACTATACATTAGTAAATGAGGACACGGGTGAAGAAATACGTTTTCAATCTAAGGATTGGAGAGGTATGCTAACCGAAGATTCAAACCTTAAAGATTATTGTTATAAAAAAATCTGTGATATATTTGTGATGAAGTATCGTAAACAAGACGAGATCAATCCAGATGAAATATCAATAGATGATGGAGAATTACTAGATTAATGGTAAACAAGTATCAAGCTTTAATTAACGAGCTTAAGTTACGACAAAATGTTGAGGCTGTCACAAAGAACTCAAGGGTTCTAGTTGTTGATGGCCTCAACACTTTTATACGAGCTTATGCAGCAAGCCCTGTTCTCAATGGAGATGGAGAGCATGTGGGAGGCATATCAGGTTTTCTAATGAGTGTAGGTCACGCTATCAAAGCAATCAATCCAACAAGAGTGGTTGTGGTGTTTGATGGCAAAGATGGATCTGCTCGCAGGAGATCAATATACCCTGATTACAAAGCAAACAGAAAAGTTAAGATAAGATTAAACAGAGCTATTACAGTTGACAAACAAGACAATCAGTTACAGCAACTTGTCAGATTAACAGAGTACTTGGATATTATGCCAGTTAGTACTATTGTTGTAGATGGTGCTGAAGCTGATGATGTAGTAGCTTATATTGCAAATGATTATCTTTTGCATAAAGATTCTCAAGTCTTTATCATGTCTTCGGATAAGGATTTTATGCAACTAGTGGATAACCGAACTCACGTTTGGAGTCCAACAAAAAAGAAGATGTTTTACACAGATGATGTGTTGGAAACGTATGGAATACCTCCAAGCAACTTTGCTTTATACAGAGCATTGACTGGAGATGATAGTGATAACATTCCAGGAGTAAACGGTGTGGGTGATAAGACTTTAATTGAAAAGTTTCCTAAGATTACAACAGAAGCAATGACTTTAGATAGTTTCATGGAATACGCTAAAGAATTAGCTGCAACAAACAAAGCCAAGATTTATCAAAAAGTTGTACAAGCTGAATCGGATATTAGATTGTATTATGATGTAGTGCAACTCAGTGTGAGCAATATCAATATGAGTACTAAAATGAAAATTATTGATATGCTTGACCAACAAGTTAATAAACTTGCAAAGATTAAATTTCACTCCATGCTTATTGAAGACCGGATGACTAATGCTATTAAAAATGTAGAGATGTGGCTGAGAGAAATTACTCATAAATTAGACAGCCATGCCTTGGAAGATTGATAAAAATTTATTAAGATTAGAGTATGCAAGGAGACACATTACAGTTTTATGGGACAGGGTTTCAGAACAAAGTATTAGCTGTTCTGATTAAGGATAGAGTTTTCCTTCAACAAGTACACGATATAATAGATCCAAAATACTTTTCATCTGAGTCAAGTCAGTGGATTGCAAAAACAATTTTAAAGTATTTTGATCAGTATAAATCACCTCCAACTTTAGAGGCATTAAAGATTTATGTAGATCAAGTTGATGTTGATGTACTAAAAACAACAATCATAGAAAACATTAAAGAGGTTTTAAGATTCGCAGAGTCTGAGGATTTCCAGTTTGTTAAGGATAAGACTTTGGAGTTTTGTAAAAACCAAAAGATTAAAGGAGCAATCCTAAAATCTGTTGAGTTACTAAAGTCGGGTAAGTATGATGAGATCAAGCTTAGCATTGACGATGCTATGAAAGCTGGTTCAGATAGAAACATCGGTCATGAGTATATAGATGATATTGCACTGCGCTTTGTAGAGAACAAACGTAATACTATTCCAACTCCATGGGATGTTGTTAATGAGATTATGGATGGTGGATTAGGTACTGGTGAGATGGGTGTGTTTGTAGCACCTGCTGGTATTGGTAAGTCAATGGCTTTAGTAAACATAGCAGCACATGCAGCAAAGAGAGGATTGAATGTAATCTATTATACATTAGAGCTTTCAGAGACTTATGTAGGAGCTCGATTTGATTCTCACTATACAGGAATACCATCACAAGATTTAAAGTTTCATCAAGAAGAAGTTGTTGAGACTTTGAAAAATGTAAAAGGAAAATTGATTATTAAATACTATCCAACTAAAACAGCAAGTGTAAATACAATAGCTGCACATATTGATAAATGTATAATGCAAGGAGTAAAACCTGATGTTATACTTCTTGACTATGCAGATTTGTTAAGAGACACTGGAGTTAAAGGAGCTGTTCGTAATGATATCATGTTGGGTAACATATATGAAGAGTTGAGAGGTTTAGCTGGTACATACCAAGTACCATTGTATACAGCATCTCAAGCTAATAGATCAGCTTTGGAAGAGGATATCATTGAAGCTGATAAAATTGCAGAGTCATATGCCAAGGTAATGGTTGCTGACTTTGTAGTGTCATTGTCAAGAAAGACAGCAGATAAAATCTCTGGTACTGGTAGATGGCATGTGATTAAAAATAGGTTTGGACCTGATGGATTAACATTTCCAAGTAAGATGAACATGGCAACAGCGAAGATAGACATCTTTGCAGAAACAACTGTGATGGGTAAAGAAGCTAAGAGTTTGATGCAGAATGAGAGTGAAGTGATACGCAAAGCTTTATCAAATAAATTTGCAGAATTAAACAATTTAATTAAGTAAAATTGCAAGTCAGGTTGTATCCAAAACTATTTATATCTACAACAACAAACTTTAAAAACAATAATCTATGATGACAATATCGAATGAGATCTTGAGTGAGATCACCGTCTTTATGAAGTACGCAAAGTACATTCCAGAGCTTCAACGTCGCGAAACTTGGGAAGAATTAGTAACACGAAACAAAAACATGCATCTTAAAAAGTTTCCTAATCTTGTTGAAGAGATTGAAGAAGTATACAAGATGGTGTATGACAAAAAGGTTTTACCTTCGATGAGGTCCATGCAGTTTGCTGGAAAGCCTATTGAAATTAGTCCTAATCGTATTTACAATTGTGCTTATTTGCCTATTGATGATGTACGTGCTTTTGGTGAAACAATGTTTTTACTATTAGGTGGTACAGGAGTAGGTTACTCAGTACAAAAGCATCATGTAGAAAGCTTGCCTGAGATTAGAAAGCCAAACCCTAAACGTCACAAGCGTTTCTTAATTGCAGATAGTATTGAGGGTTGGGCAGATGCAGTTAAAGCTCTTGTTAAGAGTTACTTTACTGGTGGCTCTCAGATTGAGTTTGATTTTTCAGATATACGTCCAAAAGGTGCTCGTTTAATCACTTCAGGTGGTAAAGCTCCAGGACCTCAACCTCTTAAAGAGTGTTTAGTAAAAGTTCAAGGTATTTTAGATTCAAAAGAAGATGGTGATAAACTTTCATCAATCGAAGTACACGATATGGTATGTCACGTTGCTGATGCAGTATTAGCTGGTGGTATACGTCGTGCAGCTTTAATATCTTTGTTTAGTGCAGATGATGAAGAAATGATTGCTTGTAAGTCAGGTGCTTGGTGGGAAAACAATCCACAGCGTGGTCGTGCAAACAACTCAGCAGTATTACTTCGTCACAAAGTAACTAAAGAATTCTTCATGGATCTTTGGAAGCGTGTTGAGTTAAGTGGTGCTGGAGAGCCTGGTATCTATTTAACAAACGATAAAGACTGGGGTACTAATCCATGTTGTGAAATTGCACTACGTCCATTCCAATTTTGTAATCTTTGTGAAGTAAATGTAAGTGATATTGAATCACAAGAAGACTTGAATGCTCGTGTAAAAGCAGCTGCGTTCATTGGTACATTGCAAGCTGGTTATACAGACTTTCATTATCTTCGTGATGTATGGAAGCGTACAACTGAAAAAGAAGCTCTTATTGGAGTTTCCATGACTGGTATTGGATCTGGTGTAGTGTTAGGCTATAACATGAAAGAAGCTGCAAATGTAGTTAAAAAAGAAAACGAACGTGTAGCTAATCTAATTGGTATTAACAAATCTGCTCGTACAACTACAGTTAAGCCTGCTGGTACTACTTCTCTTACTTTAGGTACTTCAAGTGGTATTCATGCTTGGCACAATGACTATTATATTCGTCGTATTCGTGTTGGTAAGAATGAAGCAATATATTCATACTTAGCTATTAATCACCCTGAACTTGTAGAGGATGAGTATTTCCGTCCTCACGATACTGCAGTTATTTCCATACCTCAAAAAGCCCCAGAAGGAGCTATCTTGCGTACAGAATCACCATTTCAGTTATTGGATCGTATTAAAAAAGTACACTTGGAATGGGTTAAACCTGGACATAGAACCGGTAACAATACTCACAATGTATCTGCTACAGTATCACTTAAAGCAGAAGAATGGGAAATTGCTGGTGAATGGATGTGGGAAAACCGTGAACACTATAATGGACTTTCAGTATTACCATACGATGGAGGATCTTATACACAAGCTCCTTTTGAAGATTGTACAAAAGAAAAATATGAAGAAATGATGAAATACCTACACACTGTTGACTTATCTAAAGTTATTGAGTTGGAAGACAATACAGCTTTAAAAGAACAAGCTGCTTGTGCAGGTGGTGCATGTGAAGTAAAGTAGTATTATGATGCTTAGTGTTGGTAGTGATTGGATATCACAGCTATATTATTTAGAACATAGTCAAGTTGTATTTACAGAAGAGTTTTTGGCAAAACGTGGAGAGTGTTGCGGCAGTAAATGCCGCCACTGTCCATACGAGCCAAAGCATGAAAAAGGAACAATTAAATTAAATAAAAGTTATGAGAGTAGGAGTTAAAAAGTTACATCCAAACGCAGTTATACCAAAGTATGCTAAACCAGGAGATGCTGGATTAGACTTAACTGCTGTAGAAATTATTAATGATGAGGGGTTTCAAGTTACCTATAAGACAGGTTTAGCTTTTGAAATACCTTTAGGTTATGTTGGACTAATCTTTCCAAGAAGTTCAGTACGCAACTATCAATTAAGTTTATCCAATTGTGTTGGAGTTATTGATTCTGGATATAGAGGAGAAGTTCAATTTACTTTTAATAAACTAGCTGGTATTCCATCCAAAAAGTATGAAGTGGGTGATAGGATTGGTCAAATGATTATAATGCCACACCCTGAAGTTTTATTAGTTGAAATGGAAAACCTATCAACTACCGAACGTGGTGATGGTGGATTTGGGAGTTCCGGAAACTAAGACTATTTATATAAAAACTATCATTACATGATACAATTACCTAATTCAACAGTCACTAATGTTGTAGCAGAACAATCAAGCGTATTGTTACCAAAGACTTTAACAGAAGATATTATTGCAGACCTTAATAGCGCTTTGGCAGAAGAGTATACAGCTCATTATTTTTATCGTGGAGCAGCTAACTGGTGTCAAGGAGTTGCTTATCTTAAAGCAGCTGCATTTTTTGCAGCAGAAGCAAACGCTGAACTAGAGCATGCAGAAAAATTACAAAAGTATTTAGTAGATTGGAATTGTACACCACAACTTCCTTCTGTAAAATTCTCAGGAGAGTTTAAAAGCTTAATTGATGTTGTAAATAAAGCTTATGCTATTGAATACCAACTTGGTACAAAATACATGAACTGGGCATCACAGAACTTCAGTAAACATTTAATGACCTTTAATTTTTTGCAAGGATTTGTAGATATACAAACTGAATCTATCGCAGAAATGTCCGATAAGCTTAATGCAGCTCAATTAGTAGACGTAAACAGTAAATTGGATCTCCTACATTATGAAGAACGATATTTCTAAGGAAATAGATTTAAACGCAATTTTAGAAGGACCTCAAGAGAGTGTTCCTCAACAAGTGCAGGAAGCTTCAGCAGAAGTATTAGCTGACTTTACTGAGATTGTAGAAGAGTGGTCTTATAGACTACCAAAAGGTTATCCCACTATGGTGGATGGAGTTTTTAGTGAAGCTAGCGAAATCAGCATTCTTAATGAGATTTTGCAAAAGAGAGGATTGGGTTTAGTAGAGTCTTTAGCGATAGCAGAAATTGCAAGACCAAATACAGGAACAAACGATACTTCTTTAAAAGAAGGCTTAGTGTGCCTATTCTATGATCTTTTCAAGAACTCCACACTCGCAAAGAGTTTTCAAACACTACATGCTCAAGCCTCCGATAAAAAAGCACCTATAGATAAAAAACTATTGGTAGGATTTGGAGCTAAACTAAAAGCTGTATATAAGAGTAATTTAAAATTTTATGGAGTTGGAAAGTCTATGCCTCTTAATTTGGATGCTTACATATTATATGTATTATCGTCAAAGCAAGAGCTTGATACCTTAACAAACGCCGCTTCAGCAGCTCAGGTCATTCACACAGAAATATCATCTCAAGGAAGAATAATCCGAGATCAAACTTTTGAAGGCATACGAGCGTTGGCTTCCAGTTTAATAAAAAGTGAATTTAAAATAAACCTTCTTCCAGATAATTGGTGTCCTGGAGATGTGTATCTTGTTGTAAGCTCTGGAGCTGATAAAAAAGCTTTAGCAGCAGAAACGTTAAACATCGGTAAAGATAGTCTAAATGCTCAGTTTTTAGAAAATAATGGTATTGTTGCGATTTCTTTAAAAGAAGAAAAAGCACAAGCTGGAAAGGCAACAACTTTTGCACAGACAGTATTTTCTAATACATTCCAGGCCAACATTGACCCCAATGAAAAATATGGAACTTCAGAAAACAAAAACCTAGCAAAACTTTCTGCAAAGATTTCACGATTTGAAGATTATCTTATAGGAAAGGCAAAAAGACCACAGAGCTTTATTAACGCCATTTCTAAGGATGATAAAATACACGGCTCTATCAACACTATACTCCAAGCTGCAGGATTACCTACACGCAAGACTAGTGATATTAAGTTTGTTAAAGATGAGAAGGGCTTTTATAAAGCAAACAAAGCTATTTTTAACGACTTACAAAAAGCTGTTGCAAAAATCAAAAAGCAAGTTGGAGGAGAAGATTCTGTAAAGCAAGTAGAGAGTTCTTTCATAAAAAGTAGGGAAGAGTTTTTAAAAGATCTCAAAAAATATAAAATTGAAGTGTCGGCTGAAAGTAGTGCTCAATTTGCAAAAGCTATTCAAAAAGAAAACGAAGAGCCAGTATCTGTCCTATCTAAGAAACAAGCAGCATACGAACTAGCTTCAATTATTATGGATCGCTGGGTAGATAAAAATGCTAAGATATCTCCAGCATATAAAAAGATTCAAGAAGTATCAAATCCATTTGTTGCATTAACTGCATTTGCAATTGCACAAGCTGGCATTTCTCCAAGCTTTTGGAAAGCTATTGGTAATGCTCGAAGCCTTAATAATGCACACGCTGATTTCTTTGACTCAAAAGTAAAGATAGATATTGATACGAAGACTTCAAAAATACGACTAGTCGATTCAGTAGGACAATCTGGTTTTTTACTAGCCTACACAACAACCATGGGTGATAAGAAGTATGCTACAAGGTTAGTGTTTCGATTTAGTGGATCCGAAATTCGGATTGAAGTTCAAGAGCTTAAAAAGCTTTAAACAAATTACAAAAAGGCTTGCAAACGTAAGCCTTTTTTTGTATAGTTACATTAACGTATATTATAAAATCATGAAAGGTTACAAAAATTGGAATTGGAAGAGGATAGGAATATACCACTTCAAATGGCAGATTAGTTTTATTATACTATGGCCATGTTTAGAGTTATGTTACAACATTTTACATCTAACAACTCTCCCAGCACTAGTACTCAGCAATTTTATTGGAGCACTGTTGTTTTATCCAATAGATTTGTTTATCTTTAAAAATAAAGAATTAAAATATGGAACACCCAAACGCAAAAAGACATCAGCAGATAAGCTTTCTTAAATCTGCTATCCGAATCCTTGGTTACTTAACTTTATTAGTAAATCTACACGTTGCTGTAAGTTTGTTGGTAATGTCTGAAGTAATTGGTATAGTTGAAGAATTAGTATAAGTATATGAAGTATCAATCAACAAAATTATTTGACGGTTTCAGTACAGTATTCCGTCAGTGGGCTGCAGAAGGCACGCATTGTAAATATCTTCACGGATATGACGTGGAGATTCGTTTAACCTTTGAAGGTGAGTTGGATCATCGTAATTGGGTATGGGACTTTGGAGGCATGAAGCGAGCTAAAGGAACTATAGATGGTATGAATCCAAAAACTTGGTTTGATTATATGTTTGATCATACAACCGTAATAGCACCTGATGATCCTGAGTTGGAATCGTTCAAGGAGTTGGATAGAAAAGGTGTACTACAACTTCGTATACTTGAAGGTCCGGTTGGTGCAGAAAAGTTTGCTAAGTTTGTATTTGATAAAGTAAATACATTCATACAAGAAGAAACAAACGGACGAGTGTCTGTAGTACAAGTAGAATTTTTTGAAAATAAACGCAACAGCGCAATATACAAACCAGTATAATATGTCAAATAGTTATTACACATCAACCTCAACAAACGATGTAATTATGATGTCTTTGTTTGAGTATTTAGGACAAGCAGCAGGTTCTGAACTAGGAAGAGCCGTGTGTCAAGCAGCAATGCTAAAAGGAGTTGAAATGACCACTCACGAGGTAACAACAAAAACCTACGTAGGAAAAATCATGAGGTATCCTAAAAGCTTTTTAGATGAATACTTTAAACAAAACCCAGTATAATATGAAACCAGGAAGAATAGTAGATTACAATAAAGTTTTACCTATTGTAGAGTTGTATCGTTGTGTGCAAAGTGAAGGTAGTCGATTTGGAAGACCAACTATAGCTGTACGAACAACTGGATGTACTCATAGATGTTACTTTGGTGAAGGTGGATGGTGTGATAGTTGGTATACAAGTATACATCCTGAAAAGGGTACATTTACTTTTAACGATATTATTAAAATCTATGATGAAAATCCACACATCAGTGAAATGATGTTGACTGGAGGATCACCAACAATGCATCCTAACTTGGTAAATGAGCTTACTCATTTTGCTCATGAAAGGGGCATTCTTATTACAATTGAAACTGAAGGTAGTCATTTTATTGAAACAGATTATCCTATTGGTTTAATTTCACTTAGTCCAAAGTTTAGCAATAGTGTTCCTAAAGCTGGAGTTAGTACTCCTCAAGGAGATATTGTAGATGATAAAATGATTAAGCAACATAACAAGCTTAGACTCAATCATGAGGCCATTAGTCAAACTTTAAAGTATCATACAGACTACCATTACAAACCAGTTTGGGATGGTACAGTAGATACTCTTTTGGAATTAGAAGAGTTTAGAAAGCTTCATGATATTCCAATGAGCAAGACTTATATCATGCCAGCTGGAGACACAAGAGATGAGTTAATCAAGATGTATCCATTAGTATTTGATATGTGTGCTGAAAGAGGATACAATATGACTGGTAGAGATCATATCATTGCTTTTGATACTAAACGCGGAGTGTAATATGCATGAATTATATCACATAATAGGAATTTGTCCTGATAGTATTGGTCATTTGGACTTAGTAGACATTTTGGTCGCGAACTATACAGGTTTTGTTGAACTCTTAAAATATCTTAAAAACATATGCTTTTAAATGCAAATCAAGTAGAAACTTTTTTATCTACACATGGAAAAGGAGCAAAGGCTCAAGTAGGTTATGACTTAACCTTAAAAGAAGTAAAAAAGATTAATGGTGGTGCTGTAATGGCAAATGCAACCGATGTAACTCCATACACCCCAATAACACCATTCACCTCTCCAACTGGAAAGATTATTTTTAAACTAGAACCAGGAACATACTCACTCACCTTTGAACAAGGCTGTAAGCTGGATAGCAATCACACAGCTTTTATTAGACATCGTTCAAGTATTTTACGTTGTGGTGGAATTATTACAAGCGGAGTTTATGATCCGGGTTTTGAGGTAGATGAAATGGGAGCTGTATTGATTGCAACAAAAGAAATGGTAATTGAAAAAGGAGCAAGAGTAGCTCAAATCATTTTGTTTGAAAACACATCAGCTGAGCTGTATAATGGTCAGTGGCAAAAAAATAAGGATCTTAAATAATGAAAAAGTACATAGAAGTAAAGATAGACATCGAGGGATTGCATTGTTGGCCTAACTGCAACATTGAGGAAGTAGAATACTTAAAGTATCTACACAGACACACATTTCAATTTTTTTGCAGAGCAGAAGTTTCTCATGGAGATCGTGACATTGAGTTTATTGAGTTTAAGCATAAGATTAAAAATTACATTGGTCAAAAGTGGTATGACGCTAAATACAAGTGCTGTAACTTTACCGGATGGTCTTGTGAAATGATTGCGGAGGAGCTGCTAAAGGAATTTAATCTTTGCAGATGTTCAGTGTCGGAAGATGGTGAATTTTTTGGTATAGTTACGTTATGATTCAAACAAAAAGAATAGTACTACTATTTGGAAAAATATGTAGTGGAAAAAGCACATATGCAAACGCATTGAGCTACATCACAAAAGCAAAAAGAATTACAGTATCTGATATTGTAAAGCGAGTATCGGGCAAAGCTTCTCGTAGTGAGTTGCAAAACACAGCTCACATGGATCAAGATATTTGTCATGAACTTTGTCAAGAAATCAACAAATACAATAAAGTTGTGATTGATGGTATTAGACAATATACCATTGTAATGGGATTAGTTGCTGAATATGGTATTGAGAACTTAGACCTTGTTTGGTTAGAGACTCCTGACGATGTTCGCAAGTATAGATTTCATGACCGAGCAATTTCTAAAGATGACATCACCTTTGAAGAAGCAGATCTGCGTGATGAAAGTTTAGGATTAAAAGAGTTGCAAGATAAGCTAAAAGATTTGTATATTACTGTAAACAACTAAACATATGAAAGAAATCAAGTTATTGACAAAAGCCAATGGCAACATACCTCGTACGGAGGAAGAAAAAGCTCAGATGATTGAACAAGCTGCTGAGTATTATGGAAAGTTTTTAAATGCGTTAGGCTTTGATTGGACACAAGATCCACATAGTGCTAACACACCTAAGCGAGTAGCAAAAGCATGGGTACACGACCTTATTAAGGGTTCCTTGAGTGAAGAGCCTGAGATTACCGCATTTCCAAATGATGAAGGTTACACTGGTATAATTTGTCAAACACGTATTCCAGTAATGAGTCTTTGTGCTCATCATAACTTAACATTCCATGGAGTGGCCCATGTTGCTTACATAGCTGGTAAAGAAAAAACTGATATGGTTATTGGTTTAAGTAAGTTGAACCGTATTGTAGATTTTTATTCACGTAGACCAAACATTCAAGAAAGTTTAACAAAGCAAATTCATGATCACATTGATAAGCTTTGCATTGGTAATCGAGGAGTGGCAGTGGTAGTAGAAAGCCAACACAATTGTGTAAAATGTAGAGGTATCAAGCAAGATAGTATTATGAAGACATCACAAATGTCAGGGTACTTCTGGACTAATGAAATTGGCACTAGGCATGAATTTTTTGCTCTCATCGACCAAAGTAGAATGTAATTTATTTTATTATAAAAAGTATAACGAATTTGTATAATAAAACAGTTCGTTATACTATTTATAATAAATAGTAATTATGAATAAAACTTATATTCGAGCTTGTACCTGTTGTGGTAAAGAGCGTATATGCAAGCCTGATAAAATTAAAGATCCAACTTGGGATGGTTTATGTCACCGCTGCTTAGGTGCACAAAGCTTAAAAAAAGAATTTCCTATAGGCACCTACATAGGTGATTGGGTTGTAGAAGGTCATACGTTTAATCGTCACAATCTTATATCTGTTAGGTGTAGTTGTGGTAACACTAGTGAACTTTCATCAGCGACAGCAAAGTCACCGAGATCTAAACGCTGCACCGCTTGCAGTTATAAAAAGATATCAGAAGGCAAGTCGTGTGGCAGAGTACACCAAACATACTGGCTTCAGATTAAAAACGCAGCTATTCGAAGAGGTATACCGTTTATGATTACAATAGAAGATATGTGGTCACAGTATCAAAAGCAGATAGGCAAGTGTGTATTTTCAGGATTAGACCTAACACTGACAAACAGCAACAACTTCAATAAGCAGACAGCATCACTTGACCGCATTAACTCAGCAAAAGGGTACACAGCCGACAATATACAGTGGATACACAAAAACGCAAATAAAATGAAAATGGATTTGCCTGAAGAAGATTTTTTTCGTATGATAAAACAAATATATGAACACAAACAATTAAGCAACCTAAAACAATGAATTATTGGACATCTAGTACAACCTTTGGAAACATTCCTTTCACATACACTTATATAAAAAACTAAATGGATTTTTACGTTATATCACCAGTAAGCAATCTCGAGCCAATGAAGCTTGGAGATAGAATCTTTGTACTTGCACATTTGTGGGTACAGTATCCTCACTACAGAAAATTTATATATAATTTGATTGATGAAGATGTAGATAGATGGATTACATTAGACAATAGTGCAGCTGAAAGAGCTTTAGTTACAGAAGATGTACTTATTGAGGTAGTAAAGGATTTAGCACCAAGTGAAGTAATTGCACCGGATGTGTTGTTTGATAAAGATGCTACAATTGCTAATGCAATCAAGTTTCGTGATCGTATGGAAGCAGAAGGTTTATTAGAAAGTACTGATATATTCTTTTGTCCACAAGGGATTGACCAAACAGCTTGGTTGGAAGCATATGAGTGGGGACTAAAGCAAGACTGGATCAGTACCATTGGATTCTCTAAGATTGCAGTTCCTAACGCTTTCTTAAACATGACAAATGATCAAGGTATTAAGGAAGCAAGGCACTTGGCTTATGATTACTTGAAAGAAAGAAACATGCTACTCAAGCCTATCCATTGCTTAGGACAGGGATCACCAACTGAGTTCAGTTACTACGATCACCCAGCTATGAGATCAACTGATAGTGTGTATCCCGTACTTGCTGCAGCACATGGTATTGATTTTACTAAAGATTCTGAAACAAGAATACCAACTCCACATAATTTTTTAGAAACTTTTGATATGAGAGATGTGGATATGAAGTTGGTAGAATCTAACATTGAGATGTTGAAAAAGAGTTGCAGAAAAGGTTCTTTTAAATGACGTTAGACTATTTATAAGAAATAAAAATAATAATGAAAGCAACAGAACTTAGAAAGCTAATCCGCGAAGAGATTAAAAAAGTATTAACGGAAGCAAAAGCTCCTGCTTTTCAAGCTAAACATAAAAACAACAATCTTGTAGCAGCTATCTACTTTTCTTGGAATAAAGCTGAAAGCAACAACGCATCTTTATGGGCTGAGGTAATACAAACTATAGAACAAAACGACTGTAAACTAATCAATTACGTAGTAACTGACAGTGTTTGTGAGTTTGAATTTCGTCCAAATGGACCAGTATATCAGGATCTTTTAGAAGAAACTAAAAATAATGTCGAAGATGCTTTAGAGCCTTTGGCTAGCAAGTTTACTGGATATGATGTTTACATTGTAGGAAATTAAATTAACAATAGCATACATTAAAAGCCAACTCCTAAAAAAGTTGGCTTTTTCTTTTTTATTTTGTATTGTTATAGTATGGAAAAAAGTTATAAGATCATAACGGACCAGGCTGGGGTCGTAGAGCTGGCTAATTACATTAAGAATGGTAACATAATCGCGTATGATATTGAAACCACAAGCATCAATCCAAGAACTGGGATGATCATTGGTTTTTCAGTTTCAGCAAACTTGAATGAGGGTTACTACTTTCCCACTCGTATTTGGAATCCCGAACAACAAGCTTTGGTAGATTCTTTTATAGGCAGCAAGAGCTGTGACGATATTGCTAAACAGCTTATCGGAATGCTCAAAGGCAAGAAGCTGATAATGCATAACGGATCTTTTGATATCCGATTTACTAAAAACTTTTATGGTATAGATCTTAGAGAGGACTTGTATTGTGATACAATGTTACTACGTCACACTCTTAAAGAGGATGGTCCTTTTGGTTTAAAAGATATTGCAATTGAGTTGCAAGCTGAGCTTGGTATCAATGCTGAGAAAGAAGCTAATGAAGAGCAGGTCCTTATGAAAGAGAACATTAAAAGGAATGGTGGTAGTGTCAGCAAAGAAAACTATGAGATCTTTAAAGCAGACATGCAGTTGTTAGGTCAATATGCTGCAGCGGATACTGATTTAACTCTTCGTGTAATGACTCACTATCTTCCAATACTAAAAGAGCAGGAGTTGTGGGACTTCTTTTTTGTTGACGAAGTCATGCCACTTTACAAAACTGTAACCATTCAGATGGAAGAAGTTGGTACAGAGTTAGACATGAATCTTATTCTTGAAACTAAGAAAAACATCAATGCTGAGCTGATACAACTAGAGCAGGACATCATAGCCAGCATGTTAACAATTCCAGCCGTAAAGGAGTGGGTGATGGTAAAAGCTATACAAAACTTTCCTCCTAAGAAAAGAGGAAAGTATGCAGAACGACTTAAACAACATGACCCTAATTCCCTCTTTTTGATTAGTGGAGATGTGAATGATTTAACTGAGGAGTTAAAGTATAAAGTTAGTTTGGAATTATGGAAAGAGAGTGAAGGAAACTACATAAACATCAGTAGCAAGAAGCAACTATCGGATATTGTTTTTAAATACATGAAGATCAAGCCTCTCAGTCAAACTCGTAAGGGTACAGATCAGTTTGATGATGACATGATAGAGCATTTAGGAAAGAAGCATGATTGGGCTGCAAAGCTGAGGGATTATAACAAACTTATTAAAATCAATAGTGCCTATATTGACCGCTTTGTCGATGGTAATGAGAATGGTAGGTATTATTGGTACTTCCGCCAACATGGAACAACTAGTGGTAGGTTTAGCTCTGATTGTCAGCAAATGCCTCGTGTATTGGAACAGGGTGAGGTGAGTGATTTAGTTTTAAAATACAACAACATTTTGCGCAGTTTCCTAAAAGCCGAGAATGGTCGTAAGCTTATTATATGTGACCAATCTTCTCTAGAACCTCGAGTGTTTGCTTCTGTTAGTAATGACCCAAACCTAATTAATGTATTCTTAGAAAATGAGGATTTGTATAGCAGGGTAGCGATACAAGCTTTTAAACTTAAAGGACTTTCAGCTAAAAAGAAAGATCCTAACTTTGTTAAAACAATGAGACCGGAACTGAGGCAGAGGGCAAAAGGAATTGCACTTGCGATTCCATATGGTGCTGGTGCTTGGCAGATCAGTAAGAGTCTTGATATTGATATTAGAGAAGCTCAAAAGCTAATTGATGGGTATCTTGAAGGGTTCCCTGAGTTAGCAAAATGGATGAGTGATACCCACCTTAGAGTGCAAGCATTTGGTTTTATTAAAAATAAGACTGGTAGGATTCGTCACTTGGATCGTGTAAAAGCTATCTATGAAAAGTTTGAAGATAACTTGCTACATCCACAAGCTTTTAAAATGATGAAAGGAATGTGCAAAAGTGTAGAGCAAACAAATAAACTAATGCAACTGCGGATGGAGTATAAGAATGGTTTGAACAACTCTAAAAACTTTCAAATACAGTCACTAGCAGCTTCTATTATGAATAGATCTGCCATAGCAATACACAAAGAGTTTAAAGAAAGAGGATTGGATGCATATATCATGTTACAAATCCATGATGAGTTTGTTGTAAATGCAAAGGAAGAAATTGCTGAGGAAGTGTCAAGGATTGTAAAACATCACATGGAAAATACTGTAAAGATTGCAACTGGGCTGATTGCTGAACCAAATATTGCAAGTGATTTTGGTGCGGGGCATTTATAAATGTCCCTCCTAGAGGGGGTCATTTATAAAAACACAAGACTATTTATAGCAAAGAACATTGCTATGAAAACGTGTAAGACTTGTATGCAAGATAAACCATTAACCGAGTACTATAGTGGTAAGGGAAACAAAGGAGGTAAGAATCCAAACTGCAAAGTCTGCATGAAGGCAGTTGTGAACAAGGAGGCTCAAAAGGCAGCATCAAAAAGGTACAGAGATCGATACCCTGAAAAACGATTAGAGCAGGGTAGAAGGTATCGAAAAGAAAATCCAGAAAAGATGCGCAAGATCGTTACGGATTACGGCAATATGAGATATCGTACTGACCCAACTTACAGACTGCAGACAATACTCAGACAACAAATCATAGAGTACATTAAGTATAAAAAGAACGAAAGAACGGCACAACTACTAGGATACACAGCTCAAGATTTTATTAATCGCTACGGTGAAGGCTCGATAGGCCAACATATTGACCATAGGATCCCAAAAAGTTGGTTTAAAGAAGATGCTCCTATACACATAGTGTGGCACCTGGATAACCTACAATGGTTGGACGATGCTGAAAATAGCTCTAAAGGAAATCGATTCATGCACGGAGTGGAGGGTAGATATCTGACAGTAGCACTTCCACACCTCAAAGAAGAGTATAGACTATTTATATTAAAATGCTAAAGTACGTTTCAGGAATACTAAAAACAATATCACCTGCACAAAGATTAATTGCTTTGTGTATTCTTATACTGGCCATTGTTGTAATGACAATTGGACCAAGATTAGTTGATAGTTTTACAAAAGATACTGAGGAGTTAAAAAACAAAGTAGCATTACAAAAAAACGAGATTGCAGAGCTCACCACACGTGTTAACGAACTCAATACACAAGTCATAAGCAACCAGCGAGAATGTACAAATTCTCTAATTGCAAAAGAAAAAGAAATTTTAGACATTGTTGTTGAAATTGAAAAGCACGCCACTCAAAGTAGAATACTCAAATATGAGCAGGGCAGGACAATTAATCCTGCTCCTACTTCTGCTAATCCACAAATGTTGAAAAAGCTTAAACACTTGAAAACTAAACTACAAACAGATTTAAAAGACAAGTAGTATATTTATATAAAATGATAAAGCTAAAAACTCTACTACCAGAGCATATTGTAAAAGAAGCAATGCCAGGTCAAATAGGAGCTGTTGCTGCAGCATCTCTCAATACTAAGAATGCAAAGGATGAAGAACCATCTTCTGCACCAGATGAGTTTCATATGTGGGTAAAGTACGATCCTTTACGTAAAAGATCTGCACAATTTAATTGCAAGATAGAAAACGTTAATATAGACAATCAACAAAAGAGCTCAGAAAAGCCAACAGATGGTGGATTTTTTAAAAAGCTAGGAGCTAAGATTGCTAAAGCCCTTGCATCAGATTCTACAATAACAATCACATTATCATCACCACGTGTTAAAGAAAAAATTGGATTGTTTTTAGTAATGAAAGATGATAAGTTTAAAGCAGTAACATCATCTACAGCTCAAGAATTACAAGCAGCTCTTACAAAAGAACAAGCTCCTAAATTTATTAGCTATCTACTTGGTCAGTCTAAGTGGAAAGATAAACTAAAAGAGAATTTTCCTAATATAGACAAGCAACTTACCCCAGAATCTTTTGTGGCAGCAAAAATCTAGATAGTTGCATATCTTTTTATTATTCCCTATATTTATATACAACAGTTATAATTTAACCAAACAAAGTTACACGTATGAGTCAATTCGAACCAATTAGTGACAAATTAGTATGCTTACCTGTAGAACAGGAAGAAGTGAGTGATGGTGGTATCATCTTACCACAGATCGATGATCAAAAAACATTAACAGCAAAGGTAGTAGTTGCTGGAAAGGGATTCTGGGCAGCTCCAGGACTTTTTATTGAAACTACTTGCAAAGAAGGAGACTTAGTAGTCTATCAACGTTTTGCAGCACAAGTTATGGAATATGATGGTAAAGATTACCACATTATTCAAGAGCGTGATGTTTTAACCCGAATTAAAAAATAAGTTATGAATAAGACAAAAAATCTAACCTTTAGTTCAGAAGCTCGAGATAAAGTACGCAATGGCGTAAATAAACTTGCTTCTGCTGTACAAGCCACATTAGGACCTTGTGGACGTAATGTATTAATAGAAAAAGAAAACAGCAATCCAGTTATCACCAAAGATGGTGTAAGTGTTGCAAAGGAGATTTTTCTTAAAGACCCTATCGAGAATGCTGGTGCTCAAGCTATTAAAGAAGTGTCCATGAAAGCTGCTAAGTTGGCTGGTGATGGTACTACAACAGCAACAGTACTAGCTTCTTTCATTTATAACGAAGGACTAAAAGCAATCAACTCTGGAGTAAATCCAGTTGAATTGAAACGTGGTATGGATAAAGCTACAAATGCTATTATTGAAAACCTACGTAATGAAAGTCGCGATGTAAAAACAAATGAAGAAATTAAACAAGTAGCAACAATCTCAGCTAACAATGATACAGCAGTTGGTGCAATCATTGCAGAAGCTATGGAGAGTGTTGGTAAGAATGGTGTTATTCAAGTTGATGAAAGTAAAACCTCTGAAACTACTTTAGAGATTGTGGAGGGTATGCAAATTGATCGTGGATTTTTATCACCTTACTTTGCAACAAACCAAGCTACAATGACAACTACATTAGAAAATCCTTTGATCTTAATTTATGATCGCAAGATTTCTACTGTAAAAGAGATTCTTCCATTATTAGAAACTTGTAGTAAGCAAAACAAACCACTTCTTATTGTTGCTGATGATGTAGATGGTGAAGCATTGGCTACTATGGTATTAAACAAAGCACGTGGTATTTTGAATGTATGTGCAATCAAAGCTCCAGGATTTGGTGATCGCAAGATTCATAATCTTGAAGATATTGCTACCTTAACCAAAGGTACAGTAGTTGCTGCTCAGAAAGCCATGAAGCTTGATAAATTAACAGTAGAGATGTTAGGTACTTGTCGTACAGTAACTGTTTCACAAAACGAAACTATTATTGTAGATGGTGCTGGAGATCCTGAAGCTATCAAAGCTCGTATTGAAGATATTAAGAGCTTATATGAAAAAGCTGATAGTGATTACGAAAAGCAGTTCTTAAAAGAACGTATGAGTAAACTTATTGGTGGTGTTGCTGTGTTAAACATTGGAGCAGCTACTGAGATTGAACTTAAAGAAAAGAAAGATCGTGTAGATGATGCTTTGCATGCAACTCGTGCTGCAGTTGAAGAAGGTATTGTAGCAGGTGGTGGTATCGCCTTATTGAATGTAAGCAATGTAACTGTAGAATGTGAAAACGAAGATCAGCAATTAGGAGTTAACATTGTAAAAAAAGCTTGCTTTGCTCCATTTAAAGCTATTGTTGAGAATGCTGGCAAAAGTGCTGAAGCAATTAAAACTAAGCTTGATATGATTGAAAAAGAAAATCCATCAGCTGAGACTTTTGGCTACGATGCTCGCAACGATAAGTTTGTAAACATGTTTGATGTAGGTATCATTGATCCAACTAAAGTAACTCGTACAGCTCTTGAATTAGCAACTTCCGCAGCCGGTACTCTTCTTACCACTGAATGTATCATAACACTTGATCCTGAAGAAAAAGAAGAACAAAAGACCCCAGCATACCCATACTAAAAGAACCGGAGGATAGTTGCGGCTATCCTCCTTTTAGTTTTACATTATGAATCAATTGCAACAAAATACAAATTTAGATATTTCACAAGCAGAAGTCTATAAGTGTGATGAATGTGGTCACGACCGCTTTATTGTGAATTACATAATTAGGAGGTTTTCACCTCTTATATCGCCAACCGGCCAAGAAATGCTAACTCCCGTGCAAACCTTTGCATGCACAAAATGTGGGCACATAAACAAAGACTTTCTCCCAGAAAACCAGGGACTTTAAGACTGTTGTTTTATCCAAAAATTATGAGTATCTTTCCATTATGGAAAAGACACAAGCAACAAAAACCGTCTCATATTCGCAATTTAGCTTATATGCTACTTGCCCTAAGCGCTGGAAGCTTGATTATTTGGACGGTTTACGTCAATACGAGCAAAACATTAACACGTGTTTTGGTAGCGCATTTCATCACACAGTACAAAACTACGTAAACTGTATGTTTACTGAGTCCGCTAAAAAGGCAGACGAAATACATTTAGGTGATTACCTAAAAGAGAGTATGTTTAATGAATACAAACAAGCTCTTACTAAGAATGGTAATCATCATTTTTCTACACCACAAGAACTTGCTGAGTTTCATCAGGATGGTGTAGCTATCTTAGATTACTTTAGACGTCATCGTGTACAATTCTTTAGTACCAAGCATCATGAACTAATTGGTATAGAACAACCATTACGTGTAGACTTGGTTAACAATGTTACTTTTATTGGTTTCATTGATATTATTATTAAAGATAAACGAAACAATACATATACTATTTACGATATTAAAACAAGTACTCAAGGTTGGAACAAGTATCAAAAAGCTGATGTATCTAAAACAGCTCAGCTTATTCTATACAAAGAGTTTTATGCAAAGCAATTTGGTGTAGATGTTGATCATATCAATGTTGAATATATTATTGTACGCAGAAAGATTAATGAAGAGTTGGAATTTGTACCAAAACGTATACAAACATTCTCTCCAGCAAGTGGTAAGCCAACTAGAAACAAAGTAGGTAAACTATTTCATGAATTTGTACAAAATTGCTTTACAACAGAAGGAGAGTATAATGTTGATGGAAACTTTCCAGCATATGAAACAAGTGCTTGTAAGTATTGTCCATACAAGACAGAAGAACAACACTGTGCTAAAAAACAAAGATTAAAAGTAAAAGATGAGTAGGTTTTTGGATGTGTCGATGCAAAGAATCAACACACTCACTCCAAAGTTGATTTCTTCAGCAACAAAAGTATTTGAAAGGTGTCATAAGGATAAAATTCCTGTGTACATAGTTTGGGGTAGTCGAAGTGTTGCTGAACAAGATTTTATGTTTAGGTTTGGTAGAACTATACCTGGAAACATACTTACTGCAAGTAGAGGTGGCTATAGTGCTCACAACTATGGAATGGCTTTAGACTTTTGTTTATTGTTTGATAAAGAGTTGATGAGTTGGGAAGATGTTTATCCAAGAGATTATTGGCGTAACAAATGGTTACGAGTAGTGCGATACTTTGAAGAAGAAGGATGGGAAGCTGGATGGAGATGGCCCTCTTTTGAGCCAGGCCATGTACAAAACCTAATGGGCAACACAATATATGAGTTATATGAACAAAATCTTAATAGGGATAACGGGATCCAAAACATATGAGAATAAGATTAAGATTAAATCACTTATTCATAAGCTAAAAGAGCAAACTACAGATCAGATTGTTATAGTTGGATTGGGAGACAAAGATGGTGCTGATAAGCATGTAAAGAAGTTTGCTTTAGAGTTTGGTTATGAATACCAGGAAATGAATCCAGCTCATACACCAAAAAGCTTATACTCCTTAATGACAGAAGCTTATTACAATAAGCCGTATCATCCAAGAAATTTTCATCAACAAGTAAAGATATTTGGGCAATACATACATAAATGTATTGTGTTTGATGATACAAATACCCAAGATAAAAAAGTATTAAACTTGATTAAGCAACTTACAAAACTTAAAAAACAAGCTGTAATCGTTAGTTAGAGTATATTTATACTAAATGGACAAGTCCTTTAAAAAGCATTTGGCTGAAATTGCTCAATACATGCAAGAGTGTGGTGTTGATGTTTATCCATTTCCGAGTGTAATGCTAAACAAGCAACCTCAGACTGGAAATACTTTATTTAACACTACTGGATACTATGACCCTACAGACAAGGTTATAGTTCTTTTTACACATGGTAGGCATATGAAAGATATTCTTAGAAGCTATGCTCATGAGCTTATCCATCACAACCAAAATCTATCAGGATTAATGACTCCAGACAAGATGGGAGAAGGTAATGATCCTAAGTATGCACAAAACAATCCTCATATGAGAAAACTAGAAGAGGATGCCTACAAGAGAGGTAATATGCTTTTTAGAGATTGGACTGATAATAAAAAGTACGGAAACAAATGAAAAAATCACAACTAGTAAAAATCATTAAAGAAGAGATTCAATCAGTATTGAAGGAATCTTTATCCAAAAAATCCAAAATCAATGCTATAAAAGCATTGGCAGGTCATTTAAAGGCTGCTCAAAGTACGGGTGACGAAGAGGTAAACACTGTATTGGCAGCTATGGAAGATATAAAAAAATCTACCAGTTGGACTGATGTAATGGAAATTCTTGGTCAATTTGGATTTGATGATGACGAAATTGAGAACATATTAGGTCCTTATGTAGAAGGATTACAAGAAGTCAATGAAAATCCAGCATCAAATATGCTGAGCTTGTTGGCAGCTCCAGACTTTAAAAGATATATGGATAGATTGTCTGATGTAGTTGACGATAAAGATTTTATGACAATAAAGGGTTTGTATGACAAACTATACAATGAGCTCAAGAAACATGAAGGATTGCAAGAAGGTTATGGATCAGTAAAACCTATCAAAACTTTCAAAGTAACAGCATTAGCAAAAATATTCAAATCATTAGGCTTTCCTGTTAAAAAAATAGAAACATACAACAACATAAACGCTGGACCTACTTTGTCTATTGAGTTTGTAAATCCTCTGAAAGATGAAAATGAGTTTATTGATGCTTATCACGACTTTCAATTTACTGGAGGAGTAGGTAGAATGTTGCCTAATATAGAAAATGCTTATCACAAGGGTGGTAACCAATGGGAATTTGGAACAGAGGCATAAATGAAATCTCCAGAGCAAGTTTTAAAAGAAATACGACAGCTTAAAGAAAAGCTTACACCAGATTTACAAAAAAAGGTTGGTAATGTCTTTTTAGGAGGTACCACGGGTCGCAGCGGAGATTCTTTAGCAAAGGTTCAAGGAGCTAAAATTCCTAGAGGAGCTGATGTAGCAGAACCTAATACAAAATGGGAAGATGATTTATACATCAAAATCACTGATTGGTTAAATCAATCAGACAATGCAACCGCTGAATACTTCAAAAAGAATAAAGGTTTACTAGACCAATTAGCAAAAGAATTTCCAATGCTATTACAACCTCCAATAGGTGAAATTGTTTATCGAGGCACTTCAATTAAAAAAGACTCTTTAGAGAGTGCATTTAAAACCAAAAAATATACTACAGAGAGAATAGCTGGAAGAGACGTATTTCATTTTAAAAATTTACAATACTCTCCTATCAGAGACGCTCAGTCATGGACGCTAAATCCTAAAAAAGCTTTTACTTTTCAAGGTAAAACAGGTCATTGGACAGATAACGTAGCAGTAGTATATGCTACTAAAGTAAACAAAGATTTTATTATCAATCCATTGCTTTTAAAAATAATATGGGGTGTAGATGAAAAAGAAACTATACGAATAGCAAAAGCTGGGACGTTTGAAGCGTATGTGGATTGGTCTGTTTCTGTTAATTCATGGAGAATGGAACCAAACGAACTTTTTATACATAAAATCAAAAAAGCTCAACCATACTTTGCAGGAATTGTAGATGCTTATAATAAAGCAGCTAATGCAGAAAGTAAACGTACAGGAGAGGATTTTCCTTTGGTTAATAGTGTAGATGATATAATACCTTACGTAGAAGTTAATGAATACCCTGCAGGATTTGATTTTAACCGAGAATACAACAAGTACCTCAAGAGGTTTATAAAAGACTTAAAGAAATAATCAGATATTTATATAAAATGAAATTAAAAAAGATAGTAGAAGACTTGTACCAGCAAATGACTGGTCAAACAGATGACCATGAAGTAGAAATGGCCATTACCGATCTAAGATCATTAGCACACAGAGCTAGTCAATTAGCTGATCATTTTGAAAAAGAAAAGCCTAAAGATTTAGAAGGTTGGGTACAAGCCAAGATTACTAAAGCATCTGATTACATTGGAGCTGTGTATGATAACCATATGTTCTCTCCTGATCAAGATTGTGGTACTTGTGGTGATAATAGTGTAAGTGAAGGCGTAATAAAAGTGTTTAGCTATGCAAAACCCTATACCAAACCAGATGCCGCCCAGTTAAGAGTGAAAGCAGATAGCTTTATTACAAAGCTGCAAGCTAAAAATTATACAACACATACAGGATCTGATGTAATCTATTTTCCTGAATACAAAAACTTAGGTCCATGTTTTGGTGTAATGGCTGGTTCCGATATAATGATAATACAACCAATAGATTCAGACAAGATTTTTAAAGTAGGAGAGAGTTTGTTATCAAGATTTATGAGTGATGGCAGACTTGTTGGATATTTGCTTAAAGGTAGTGTAAATGAAGTAGCTAGCACTTGCTGTGGCAGATGCGGTCACTTCCATGTTAAAGGAACTTCATGTCCAAAGCCATTCCTAACTGGTAAAAGACACTGCAGAAATCGACCCAAATAATTGCTTTTACGCAATAAAAAGTTTATAGTAAGTTATATAAAATAATATGAAAGAAGGTTACATTAAAAAAGAAGATCGCAAGACTATACTGTTTCTTGCTGATGATCTAAGATTACCATCAGGAATTGGTACAATGACACGAGAGCTTATCGTAGGTAATGCTCATAAGTTTAACTTTGTTCACGTTGGAGCGGGTATAAACCATCCAGATGCAGGAAAGGTTATTGATGTGAGTGCTGATGTTGGTAAAGAAGTTGGTGTTGAGGATGCTAGTATTATAATTTATCCATATAATGGATATGGAGATCCTGACTTAATTAGATTAATACTTGAGCGTCATAAAATTGATGCTATTGTTCATTTTACAGATCCTCGTTATTGGATCTGGCTTTACAGAATGGCTTCTGAGATCCGGCAACGTATGCCAATCTTTTACTATCATATATGGGATGACCTTCCAGCTCCACACTACAACAGACCTTACTATGAATCCTGTGATCTATTAATGGGTATTAGTAAGCAGTCTGTTAACATTAGTAAACTTGTTTTAGGTAAAGGAAATTATGTGGATTTGGATTCTAATCCTCCAAAAGAAATGATTAGTAAATCTTTACCTAAAACTTGCTATGTACCTCACGGAATCAATCATGAAAGGTTTTTTCCAATTGATCGTCAAGACGAAAAAGTACAACTCATGCGAAAAAGACTCTTCAATGGAGCTAACCCTGAGTTTGTATTGTTTTACAACAACCGTAACATTCGTCGTAAAATGACTTCTGATGCTATCTTAGCTTTCAAATTGTTTTACGATAGTCTTCCAAAAATCAATACACCAGATGTAAGATTTGTATTGCACACACAACGTGTTGATGAAAATGGTACAGATCTCAATGCAGTTATTGATGTTGTGTGTCCTGACATAGCTCATTTGATTACTTTTACCGATACAAGGTTATCGACAGAAGACTTAAACACACTATACAACTGCTGTGATGCTGTAATCAATATTGCTTCTAATGAAGGTTGGGGATTAAGTAGTACTGAGGCTTTAATGACTGGTCGTGTATTGATCAACAATGTGACTGGTGGTTTGCAAGATCAGTGTCGCTTTGAAGATGAAAAAGGTAATTGGATTGAGTTTAATGAGGACTTTGCGACTAATCATGCTGGCAAATATAAAAAGCATGGAGTATGGGCAAAACCAGTCTTTCCAGCAGCAATCAACTTACAAGGTTCTATTCCTACTCCATACATCTTTGATGATCGTTGTGATATTCGAGATGTTGCTGATGCAATTCGCTATTGGTGGATAATGAATGAGGAGGATCGAGTAGAAGCCGGATTAGCTGGTCGTAAGTGGGCTATGTCTGAAGAAGCTGGTTTAACTGCTGAGCAAATGTGTAAGCGTTTTACTAAGGCAGTAGAAAATACCTTAGATAATTGGGTTGCTCCAAAGAGATTTAATCTGTATAATGTACAGAAGCAGATAGATAAATTTAAGAATAAAAAATCAGGAATAAGCATACAGTTATGAGTAAACCAACACTATTATTAATGGCTCCAGTAGCAACCGTATCAGGTTATGGAGCTCGATCACGAGACATTGCATACTCCCTAATCAAATCAGGTAAGTATAATGTAAAAATATGGAACACTCGTTGGGGATCAACTCCAATGAATGCTTTAGATCCTGAAAACGAAAAGCATAAAGGTATATTAAGCTGTATGCTGACAGAACCAAAGCTAGAAAAAGAACCTGAGATTTTTATTCAGATCACAGTTCCAAATGAGTTTCAACGATTAGGTAAATTTAATATCGGTATTACAGCTGGTATTGAAACTACTATAGCTTCTGCTCCTTGGATTGAAGGCTGTAATCGTATGGATTTGGTATTGACCTCTTCTGAGCATTCAAAGAATGTTTTACAGCACTCAGTGTGGATGAAACAAAATCAACAAACTCAACAACCTGAAGGAGAAATCAAATTAATAAAGCCTATTGAAGTTTTATTTGAAGGAGTTGATTTAGATATTTATCATTCTACAAAAGAAATTAATAAAAGTATTAATGATGAATTGTTAAGTATTAAAGAGAGCTTTGCATTCTTATTTGTAGGCCATTGGTTGAATGGTGAATTTGGAGAAGATAGAAAAAACATCTCAGGGTTAATTAGAGTCTTTTTAGAAGCGTTTAAAAATAAAGCTTCTCACAATCAACCTGCTTTAATACTAAAAACATCTTCTGCAGACTTTAGTGCGATTGATCGCGATGAGCTCTTAAATAAGATTCGACAGATAGTTGGTTCTGTAAGCTCTAACAACTTACCTAACATATATCTATTGCACGGTGATTTAAGTGATGAAGAAATGAACTCTCTTTATAATCACCCAAAGATCAAAGCTCACGTCAGTCTTACAAAAGGAGAAGGTTATGGACGTCCTTTAGCAGAAGCTAGCCTTTCACAAAAACCTATTATAGCAACAAACTGGTCAGGTCATATTGATTTCTTAAAAGAAGCTGTATTACTACCTGGACAATTGACTAATGTACACCCATCTGCTGCTTGGGAGAATGTAATTCTACAAGAATCTCAGTGGATGAGTGTAGATTTTGGATATGCAGCTAGTGTATTGCGAGCAGTGTTTGATGACTATAAAAACTATGAAGTTTTAGGAAAAAAGCAAGCTCGAGTTATTAAAAACGAATTTAGTCTGGATGCTATGAGTAAAAAATTAGAAGAAATTCTAAACAAAAGCATTCCAGAGTTTCCTCAACAAGTAGGTTTACAATTACCTAAACTTAAAAAAATTGAACTTTCTAAACTTAAAAAAACAGAATAAATGGCAACAGATAACAAAACAATGAGATTTTATTTGCTTACTCATTCTCCTTTCTCACACAACTTGTTGATTGGAACTTTAACAGCAAACGATATCGAATACCACTGGGATTATGTACAAAATGAAGAAGTTTACTCTAAATTTGTTGTAATCGGTGATATTAATCAGTATAATTTAATTAAAGAATTTACTCAAGAAAACAATGGCGCATCAATCAGTCTCGAGTACGGATCCTATTAAGATAGAGTGTCCGCACTGTAAATCTCCAGAATGCTTTGTGGAGACAGAAAAAGTAAACAATGAGGATGTTCATAGCTTCATGTGTATGGAGTGTGGATATACAACTACTTCTTTAAACAGAGTAGATTCTGACTTTGTTAAACAATATGAAGCTACAACAGCTGAACTTATTAAAGCTCTTCGCTGGATTGACGATCGTGGATTAGTATGGTATCCAATTGTACTCAACTTTCCATCTTTTGGTATCATCTTTCCTGATGGTACAAGTTCTGAGGATTGGAAGTGGATGGCTGCTCCTGCAGTAGATATTCCAACTGAAGATCAAAAGAAATATCCTATTCCAGGTCAAACTGACAAGTATTACACTCGTCGTATTGATATGAAGTCAGGTCAGTTATTTACTAATGATAAGTTTTACGATGCTTGTAAGTTTTTAGGATTTATCAAATCATAGTATGAAAATTAGTTACGCTATTACAGTTTGCAACGAGTTTATAGAAATCCAACGTTTAATCTCTTTTTTGCTTCAGAGAAAACGTAGTGAGGATCAAATCGTTGTGTTATTTGATGAAGCAAATGGTGACCCCGAAATAGAACAGTACTTACGTACACACTCTATTAATAGTGAGTTTGTTTGGCATAAAGGTGCTTTTGATAGACATTTTGCTGATTGGAAAAATAAACTCACAAACTACTGTACCGGCGACTACATCTTTCAAATAGATGCGGATGAGATGCCCGTAGATTCTTTAATCGAAAACCTACCCAGTATTTTAGAAGCAAATCCAGATGTAGATGTTTATATTGTTCCTCGAATAAACACCGTAGTGGGGCTTACAGCTGACCATATACAAAGGTGGGGATGGAACCTAAACGAAAATGGATTTATAAACTTTCCAGACTATCAATGGCGCATTTATAAAAATAAACCAGAGATTGTGTGGATCAACAAAGTCCATGAGAGATTAAATGGATACAAGCAATTCGCAGCACTACCTGCAGAGGTAGATTTTTGTTTAGAGCATCATAAAACAATAGCAAAACAAGAAAAGCAAAACGAATTATATGCAAAATTATAGAGAAGAAAGACCATGGGGTGCTTTTGAGATACTATATGTAGATGATCATTGCAAAATAAAAAGACTCACAGTTAATCCAGGTCAACAGCTGTCTTTGCAATACCATACCAAAAGAGAAGAACATTGGTATGTAACAGAAGGTGTTGGTTTAGTTACATGTGGTGGTGCTAGTTGGCAACTGGCAACAGGCATGGGCACTAATATACCTCGAATGACTCCCCATCGTATATCTAATTTTGGAGACACTAAATTAGTGTTTATTGAAATACAAACTGGTGACTCTTTTGATGAGGATGATATTATAAGAATACAAGACGACTACAATCGTATATAACAAAGATTATGATTATTTTAGTTACAGGTGGTACAAGTACAGTTGGCAAGCATTTAAAAAAGATAATGCGGCCACTATCACAAGCAATTTATCGTAGTAGTAAAGATGGTGATCTCACTGATTACAATAAAACTTTAGAGTTAGTTAAAGACTGCTCACCAAACCTCATTATTCACTTAGCTGGTGTTGTCGGCGGTATTCAAGATAATATCAATCGACCAGTTGAGTATTTAGAACAAAATTTATTAATCAATACAAATATAATTAAAGCTGCTCACGAGGTTGGAGTAGAAAGATTAATAGCTCTTTCAAGTACTTGTGCATATCCTGATAGGTTAGATAAATATCCTATGATCGAGGAGGATATATTTAAAGGGCCTCCTACTCCAACAAACTTTGGATATGCATACAGCAAAAGATGCATGATTAGCTTAATTGAAGCTTACAACAAACAATACAACACCAAATACTGTTATATTACTCCTTCCAACTTATATAGTGAGTTGGATGCTCATAAAAATAATAAAGCTCACTATGTCACTGCTTTACTTGATAAAATTATAGAACAAGAGAAGGTGGGAGGAACAACCATTAAGCTACTCGGTACTGGAAAGCCATTGAGACAGTTTACGTATGCTGGTGATGTTGCTGCTATAATTAGTACAATGGCATATGATGAGATTAACGAATCCTTTAACGTATCTAATCCCGAAACTTATACTATCCATGAGCTTGCTACTATCACTTTAGAAGTTTTAGGTAAGCAAGACTGGAAGATTGTATACGATACACCTGAATTAGATGGTCAGTTTAGAAAGGACGTGTCTATTGCAAAAATGAGAAGGTATCTGCCTGATTTTGAGTTTACAAAATTTGCAGATGGAATAAAAAAAGTCTATATTGAAAAAAAGAAACAATTACAATATGAAAAATAAAAAAGAAGAAATTCTTGAATCCATTAAGGGTTATGTACAAGAAATGCAAGCTAACAAAGTTTGGCGTGCTGGAGAGGACTGGGTTCAGTACTCAGGTCCTTATTTCAACAGTGACGAATATGTCTCTGCTGTAGAGACTTTGTTAGATAGTTGGTTTATTTTGGGTGAAAAAGGTCGTGAGTTTGAAAAACGATTTGCACCTCATTTAGGTAAATCAGACGGCATTATTGTTAACTCAGGTAGCTCAGCTAATTTACTAATGGTATCTTTGCTTAAAACAAAGAGAGGAGGAAATCTTCCTGCAGGTAGTAAGTTTATTACACCAGTAGTGTGTTTTCCTACCACAATAAATCCACTACTACAAAATGGATATGTTCCTGTGTTTGTTGATGTAGAGCTTCCAAACTTAAATCTAAATCTAGATATGGTAGAGTCTCTTCTTGAGAATGATAAGGATAAAGAAATTAAAGGTATTATTTTTGCTCACGTGTTAGGCAATCCTCCTGACATGGATCGTTTGATGGAAATAGTAAAAAAATACAACTTAATTTTTCTTGAAGATTGTTGTGATGCTCTTGGTTCAACTTGGGACAACAAGCCCTTAGGATCTTTTGGCAAAATATCAACTTGTTCTTTTTTTCCAGCTCACCACATGACTACTGGCGAAGGTGGTTTTGTTGCTTGCTCGACTGGTATACATCGAATGGCACTTGCTTCTTTAAGAGATTGGGGTCGTGCTTGCTATTGTAATACAATTAAGCCTGGTAATGTGGTTTGTGGAACAGCTTGCGGTATGCGTATGAATACGTGGTTCAAGAATTATCCAGAGATGACTTATGATCATAGGTATGTGTTTGATGAAATTGGATATAATCTAAAACCTACAGAGATGCAAGCTGCTATTGGTTTAAAACAAATAGAGAAGTTGGATATGATGCACGCAAAGCGAAAAGCAAACTTTAAGAGATTGTATAGTATTTTTGAAAAGTATATAAAATACTTTCACTTACCATATTCGTTAGAAAAAGCAGACACTAGTTGGTTTGGTTTTCTTTTAACAGTAAAAGATGGATCTCCTTTTGAAAAGAACGAATTAGTAGATTGGCTTGAAGGAGCTAAGATACAAACAAGATCCTATTTTACAGGTAATGCATTGTTTCATCCGGCTTACTCTGAGCATCCGGCATTTACTCATTACACCAATCCAGCTGAGATGTTTCCTATAGCTACTAAAACAACAAAAGATACTTTCTTTTTAGGAGTATATCCTGGAATCACTGAAGAGCAATTAAACTATATCGAAGAAGTTATAAATAAGTTTTTTGCAAAATTTGAATGAGCTATATAACCTTTAAAACAATAGGAGAGTCTGGAAACTTGGGTTCGCAATTGCAGCAGTATGCATCTTTGTATGCTGTTGCTAAGCAAACCAATAAGACTATTGTGTTTCCAGAATCTAGTTTGTCTATGGGTCATGGTTTTAAATTTGCAGAACTAGTTGATTTACCTATTCACACTGCTGCTGATAGTGAGTTTGTTGATTTTATAGACTTTCGTCCAAATGATCGTCTTCTTGTAGATAGTAATGTGTATGGATTGGATCCAAAACTAAACTACAACATAGTTAATAGATTTGATAGTTATTGCTATTGGCATAATATATGTGCTAGTGATGTATTTAATTGGGATTGGAATCCAATACATTTAAAAGCAGCTACAAGTATTAAGAAAAAGATATTACCTAAAGATAAAGAGCTAGTGGCAATTCATGTTCGTAGAGGTGATTATCTTTTACCACAACATGATCACTTTTGTAAATTAGATGTATCGTATTATAACGAAGCATTGCAAAGCTTTACAGACAACATAGAGCGTTATTATTTTGTTGTATTTTCAAATGACATACAATGGTGCAAAGAAAACCTTATTGAAGGTGACTCTGTTACCTTTATAGAACCAGGATCTGATTATGTAGATCTTATATTAATGAGTTTGTGTGATCATTTTATAACAGCAAATAGTTCTTATAGTTGGTGGGCAGCCTATAAGAGTAAAAATACTAATAAAACAATTATGTGTCCTACAAACTATCTGAAAGCTACTAGTCCGTGGTCACACTTAAATGGAAACTATTATCCACAAACATGGAAAAATATAAACAACCCAGTGATATGAAAAAAATAGTATATGTAACTGGTTGCTTAGGCTTTATTGGGTCTTATGTAACTAAAAAGTGTTTAGAGAGAGGTTGGTATGTAAAAGGAGTTGATAAAATAACCTATGCAGCTAACAAAGATTTATTAAAAGAGTTTAAAAGTTACCCTAACTTTTCGTTTGTACATTGTGATATAAACGACTTGAAATTTTTATATGATTGCGATTATGTAATTAATACTGCAGCCGAAACTCATGTAGGAAATTCAATAGCAAGTAGTGTTGAATTTGTGAAGTCGAATATTGATGGAGTACACAATCTTCTTGAACTTATTAAAAACCATAGAGGAGAGAATGCAAGTAAGCCTATCTTAATACATTTTAGTACAGATGAGGTATACGGCGATGTGTCTGAAGGAGCTCATTCTGAAACTGATATGCTCAGACCAAGCAACCCATACTCAGCAACAAAAGCAGCTGCAGATATGTTAGTAGTGGCTTGGGGTAGAACTCACAACGTTCCTTATATGATCATAAGACCAACTAACAACTATGGTGTTGGTCAGTATGTTGAAAAACTAATACCAAAATCCGTAAAATTGCTAAACATAGGTCGTAAGATACCTCTTCACAACAACGGTACACCATATAGAAACTGGTTACATGCAGACGATACTGCAGAAGCTGTGATGACTCTTATTGAAAAAGGACAAGTTGGTGAGATCTATAATGTAGCTGGTGGGTTTGAACAACAAAATATTCAAACTGTAAAGGCTATTATTACAGAGTTTAGTAAGGTTAAGAACTGGGAAGATTTTCATTATGTGGATCATTATGTGGATTTTTCATGTCATCGTCCAGGTCAGGATGTAAGATATGCTTTAGATGACGCAAAGCTTAGATCTTTAGGTTGGGAACCTAAGAAGGTGTTTGGACAGGAAATTGGTGGTATAGTGGATTATTATAAAAATAAATTTATATGGTAAAAACATTAGATGATTTAGCAAATCAATATCAAACCGACAAAGGTTCTGCATATGCTGGTGGTAGTAGACACGGCTATGCCAGTATATACGATCAACGTTATTTAAGTAAATGGAGAAATGAGCAAATTCGTCTTTTAGAAATTGGTATATCCTTAGAGCCTGCACATGGTGGCCAATCTGTCAATATGTGGTACGACTACTTCAGCAAAGCTCAAATATACACTATGGATATACTTAACATGCATTCCCATCCATGTATTGTGGATTTAAAAGATAGAGTAAAATTCTTTCAAGCTGATCAATCCGATCGTAATCAATTATCAGCAATGTACGAGTCGTTTGGTTCTGAGCAGTTTGACTTTATATTAGAAGACGGTTCTCATGAGCACAATCATCAAATGATTTCGCTTGGACACTTGTTTAAGTACGCAAAGTCAGGAGGTTATTACATATTAGAGGATATGTCTATACCGGACAATCTGGTATGTTGCATTAGAAATGATGATACGTACAGAGCAATACAAGAGCTTGCAGATACAGGAAAAATCAACTCTAAATTTGTATTACCGGAAGAAAAAGCGTATATTGAATCAAACATTAAAAATATAGAGATATACCCAGATATCCAGGATGCATATGCAGTTGCAATAATAACAAAAAAATAAACTATGAATACAAGAGAATTTAAGTGTGTAAAAATCCTAACTGACTTAATTGAGAATGAAGGTCTAGTAGGTATAAAAACCAGCTTTGAAGATGAAGGAGCTTTGTTTAACGAAACAATCCGTCTCAAAGAGGTTTGTAATCAAGCTAAAACTAAAATTACTTTAAAGATTGGTGGTCCTGAAGCCATTCGTGATTTAAAAGATTCAACAATCATTGGTGTAAAGGGTTTAGTAGCTCCTATGGTAGAATCTGAATTTGGTTTGAAAAAGTTTGTTCAAGCTGCTAAACTTTATATTCCTGAAGACACACTGTCATCAATCCAATTAAATGTAAATGTAGAAACAATTACAGCTATTGGTAATGCCCAAGCTATGTTAGATGCTCCAGAAGCTGGAGAGTTGTATGGTGTAACTGTTGGTCGTGTAGATTTAGTTTCATCGATGAACAAAGATAGAAACTATGTAAACGAACCTGAAGTGTATAAGATGGTTAAAGGTGTGTTTGCTAAAGTAAAAGAAAAAGGACTAAAGGCTTGTTTAGGAGGAGCTGTATCAACTAACTCACTAACCTTCTTAAAAAAGTTACACTCAGAGGGATTGTTAGATAAGTTTGAGACTCGCTATGCAATGTTTGATCCATCAATTACATTAAAAAATTTATCAAGAGCTTTATCAAAAGCTCAGATGTTTGAGTATGAGTGGTTGATGTGTAAGCACGAACTTTATACCTCAATGGCTAATCAGGATATTAAACGAATACAAATGATCCAAGATCGTATCAATCAATCTGTATCTTTCAAATAATGAATGTATTAGTTACAGGAGGCTCACGAGGAATTGGAAAGGCCATTGTGGATGTATTTGTCAGCAATGGCCATTCTGTATATTCTCCAACAAGAACAGAGTTAGACTTAACACAACCAGTAAACTTAACCAATCGTGAATTTGATATTGTCATAAATTGTGCTGGGATTAATCCTATTAAATTTTTAGATAGTATATCCTCTGATGAAGTTATGAGGGTGAATTACTATTCACCTTTGGAGATTATTCAACAATGCATTCCTTACATGATAAACAAACAGTACGGTAGGATTGTTAACATTGGGAGTGTTTGGATTGATACTGCTAAGCAAGGAAGGTTGGCATACAGTGCAAGTAAAAATGCTTTACATGCCTTAACAAAAGCAATCACTGCTGAGTATGGTCATTGGAACATTTTAGCTAATACAGTATCACCAGGATTTATTGAAACAGACTTGACTTTTAAAAACAATACGCCAGAAGATGTATTAAAAATAATTCACAATATTCCAGTTAGTCGTTTAGGTAAACCAGAAGAAGTGGCTAAATTGGTTTATCAACTCACGATTGACAATGACTATATTAGTGGACAAAATATCAGAATAGATGGAGGTTTTTCATGTACAACTTATTAACAATACAATCAAAGTTTTCAAATTATACAATTAACTGGGTAGAGAGTATTGAAGAAATAAAGCAGCACATTAGTGCAGACAATACTGTAGTTGTTGTGGATGAGAATATAGCACATCTTTACCCAGAGCTTTGTAAAAACATATCATGTATATATGTTAAAGCAGAAGAAGCTAATAAAACTCTAAAGATGGTTGATAAACTATCTAATATATTGATCAACAATAAAGCAAATATAAAAACAAAATTAGTAGCAGTAGGTGGTGGAATAATTCAAGATCTTGTTAGCTTTGTTGCATCAATATATTGTCGTGGTATTGATTATACCCTTATTCCAACAACACTACTAGCGCAAGTAGATAGTTGTATTGGTGGAAAGACCTCTATAAACCATGCAAATAGAAAAAACATATTAGGTACGTTTTACCCACCAAAAGAAGTACTAATCTACCCAGACTTTGTAAACACTCTTTCAAGAACCGATTACTTGAGTGGATGGGGTGAGATCTACAAGTTTTACATATTGCAAGGAAAAATGTTAGAGTTTTCTGTTGCTGATGTTAGTGCTCGAATCCAAAATGGTTTAAAATACAAAGCGAGCATACTAGCTTTAGATGAGTTTGATAAGAATGAACGTAAGTGGTTAAACTATGGCCATACATTTGGACACGCTCTTGAATCATCATCCAATCATAGTATTCCGCATGGACTTGGTGTGATCTTAGGTAGCATGATTGCAACAAGGGTAGCATACAAGATGGGATACAAAGTAAAGGATTACGAGCTAACTCTAACCACTGGAATTAATTTAATACGCCAAAGTGATTTAAAGCTTGAGAAATCGTGGTTTGATTTTAATGAACTTATTGAGATTGTTAAATCTGATAAAAAAAGTACTGGAGAGCTAACAATGATACTTGTTGGTGACGAACCAAGTTTGGTAAACATAAAAGATTTTAGTATAGTAAAAGAAGCAATAAACGAAGTCTATGAAAGTATCTGATTATGTTATTCAGTTTTTAAGGGATGAATACAAGCTCGATACCATCTTCACCGTATCCGGTGGAGGTTGTATATTTTTGATAGATTCCTTAGGACATACCGAAGGAGTTAAGTATGTAGCAACCCACCACGAGCAGGCAGCTGCAATAGCAGCAGAAGGCTATGCTCGTATGAATAATAAACTTGGAGCTTGTGTAGTAACAAGTGGTCCAGGAGGTACTAACGCAATTACAGGTACTTTGTGTAGCTGGTTAGATTCTATTCCAGTCATAGTTGTTAGTGGTCAGGTTAACAAAGAAATGACCACAGACTATACTAAACTACCTTTGAGGCAGCTTGGTGATCAGGAGTTTAACATTGTTGAATCGGTGAAGAACATGACTAAGTATGCTGTACAAGTAAATGATCCATCGCAGATTAGATATCATTTGGAAAAAGCTTGTAAGCTTGCAATTACAGGAAGACCTGGTCCAGTGTGGATAGACATACCTCTCAATGTGCAATCAGCTGACATCAATCCACAAATGCTAGAAGGTTATGTGGATCCTAAATTTATACACAGACCAATGTCAACTGATATCAATACTTTGCTAGAAAAGTGGAAAAGTGCAAAGAAGCCTTTAATGATTGTTGGTAATGGTATTAGATTGAGTGGTGGAGTTGAACAACTGCACAAGACACTAACCAAGACCAGTATCCCAGTTATATCAGCTGTTAATGGTAACGACTTAGTAAATGAAGATTATAGTCAGTATTATGGTAGATTTGGTACGCATGCTCAAATCTGTGCAAATAAACTATTGAGTGAGTGTGATTTTGTTATAGCTGTTGGTACTAGATTGTATGTAAGACAAACAGGATACAATTTTAAAGGATTTGCTCAACAAGCATATAAAGTTCATGTTGATGTGGATAGAGCTGAATTGGATAAGCCAACCTTGTTTACAGACCTGAAGATTCAATCAGATGCTAAAGAGTTTCTTGAAGCTATTTTAAGTTCAGAGTTACCAGTAGCTAGCAGAAGTTGGATAGATTTTTGTAATGATCTCAAAGCAACATCACCAAGGGTGCTACAGAGGCATAGGGAAAATGGTGACTATGTTAGTCATTATGCTTTTATTGAAGAGCTATCAAAAGTAATGCCAAGCGATCATCATATTGTCACAAGTGATGGATCAGCTAATGTAGTTACAATGCAGGTGTTGGATTTGCATGGAGATCAAAGACTCGTAACAAATACTGGATGTGCTCCAATGGGATATGGACTACCAGCTGCATTAGGAGCAGCTTCTCATCATAAAATTATATGTTTAGAAGGTGATGGCAGTCTTCATCTTAATATACACGAACTTCAAACAATGAAGCACTATAACCTACCTATTAAGCTAATACTACTAAATAACGATGGTTATACATCAATCAAGATATCTCAAAAAGCTTTTTTTGATGGAAGGTTTGTTGCATCTGAAAAAAATAGTGGAGTATCTTTTCCTAAATTTGAAAAAGTTATTAAAGCATATGAACTACCTTATATGAGTATTAATTCAAATAGCGCAATTCAACCTACACTAAATGAATTTTTATCTCAAGAAGGTCCGTGTGTACTAGAAGTGTTTACAGATCCAAACGAATACCATGAACCTAAAGTTGTAGCATCCTTAGATGCTGATGGTAAGTTTATTCCTGGTGAATTAAAAAATATACAATGGCTATCCTAAAAAAAGTCTTAATAACGGGTGGCAATGGTTATATAGCTAAAAGTTTAGCAAAAGGGCTAAAAGACTGTACTATTGAAACTGTAACAAGACAGGATGTGAATCTTTTGGATCAAAAAGCTTGTAAAGATTATTTTAACAACAAAGTATACGATGTAGTAATACATACTGCTATTGAAGGAGGAAACAGATTGCAATCTGAAACTTCGAGTGTTATTGATAACAACTTTATTATGTACCATAATGTTTACAAGTACGCAGCTCAACATGCTAAGTTTATTAGCTTTGGATCTGGTGCTGAAATAGGGTTACCTACAACATGGTATGGAATAAGTAAGTTGGCAATAAGATATTCTATGCTAGATAAACCTAATTGCTATAACCTTAGGATCTTTGCTGTGTTTGATGAGAATGAATTAGATAGAAGATTTATTAAAGGAAACTTGCAAAGATATGCAACTGAGCAAGATTTAATAATTCATCAAAATAAACGTATGGACTTTTTCTATATGGAGGATTTAAGAACTCTTATTGAGCATTACATTCACACAGACAATGTTCCTAAAGAGATAGATTGTTGCTATAAAGAAAAGTACACGCTTAACGATATTGCTAGCATAATCAATCGTTTAGGTAAAAATAGATTAGCGATATCAACCCTTCAGCCAGGATTAGCTGAAGATTACATTGGTACTTTCACAGATCTTGGTTTATCGTATCGAGGTTTGTATGATGGTATTATAAACTCTTATCACAACTTAATATGACTAAACCAATCACATTTTGTATTGCTTCTGCTAATAACGAAAAGGAATATACTAAACTAGTATTAAGGTCTTTACAAGATCACACAGACATTAAAAGACATGAGATCTTGGTGTTTATAGATTCAGACAACCAAAATACATATGAAGCATTGCTTGAGATTAAACAAAAGCTACCTAATCTTAGAATATGTAAAAACACTACCGGATTTCCAATAGGTAGTCAACGTAACGTCTCTGTAATGTTTGATGCAGCTACTAACGATATAGTATGTTATTTGCAATCTGATATGGTTGTTGGAAAGGATTTTGATAAACATATATCAGATAACATTAACGAGAATACTGTATTAGCTTGTGCTCGAATTGAACCACCATTGCATCCACCTTCACCCGAAAAGATTGTAATGGATTTTGGATTAATTCCTGAGGAGTTTAAATACGAAGAGTTTAATGCTTATGTTGATACATTGCAGAAAGAAAATAGACCCAACATGGTAGGTCATTTTGCACCTTTTGCAATATACAAATCTGCATGGTTTGATAAATTGGGTGGATTTGATACACAATTTAGATGCTCACGAGAGGATTCGGATACAATATTGAGAATGGATTTGTGTGGATTGGCTATGATTCAATCTTGGAATGCATGTGTATATCATTTTACTTGTATATCAAGTAGAGGTACCGATTGGTTTAAACAAAACCCAGAAGCTGATTATAAGAATGAATTACAACACCAAGCTGATCATCAAGAACTAAAAAGGTTTATTAGAAAGTGGGGATTTTTTGGACATCATCCTAAACCAGTTTACGATATTGCTTTTAATATTGATTTGGATCGGTATGCAGATTTAAACTTACTTAAATTTTTAGAACCTTTTTGTAAGAAGATGCATTTGAATGATGAATCTGTAGCACATCAACTCGCAAGTCAGATTGAATTTGAAGCTCACTATTATAGTAATCTTAGATGGAAGTATTCAACAGAACATTGGTTAAATAAACAACTACTATTTAATCCAACTAACTTTTTTGAAAAAATACAAGCAAACACTAAACCTAATACTGACGTAGTTATCTCCTTCAAGTATTCTGAATTTGTAAAAGGATTTAATGAGGAAATGAAGAAGGTTATAGAGAATATACACTCTATTGTGGCTGATACTGAGGTAGGTAGTTTTGCTTTTGGTCCATTGGTTATTGAGATAAAACAAAAACAAGACTTATCACAAGACTACAAACGAGTTTCTACAATAGATACTCTTTTAAAAATAGATACCTTTAAATTTGAATAATGACATACTTCTTACTAATGCCTGGAGATACAGAAGAGGATGCTCTTAACGAAGCTAATTTGTTAGGTGAAGCATCTTTTGGTGTTTTCTGGGCTGGTACTGGATTAACAACTCTCATGAAGATTGTTGACTCTCAGCCAGAAATACTACCTCTTATTAAGATACGTTCGGATATGTCTCCTAAGATATTTACTATAGAGCAGTTCTTAACTGCTATTGGTAAACTAAAAGTTAGAACACGATGAAACTATTTTACTTTTATTCACGTACAGATAAAAAGCAAGAGCCTATTGCAAAGAAGTCAGAGGAGTCCAGACTAACAGCAGCAAGATGGTTTGCAGCTACAAAGAGGCTATCTTTAAAATCCTTTTTAAAGCTATTTGGAGTTAGTAAGTAGCTATTTATATTTGTATGAAGATAGTTGTTACATCGTCAGGCAGAAAAAACAATAGAACTTTCACAATCGAAGTTCTAGATGGTCAAGCAATTATTCATACAGAAGCTGCTGATGGTGTAAAGAAAAGAGATGAGGTAGTTTGGAAACTAGCAGACTTATATGGTGCTTTAGATATTGAGATGATCGAAGCCAAACCAGCTGAGTTCAAGTTCACAGAGATTCCAAGCATCCCAGTATTAGAAGAAACTGAAGCAGATGACTTTTTTGAAGATAATCAAGAGTTTGTGTATGCTCGCATACTACAAGCTGTGGAAGAAGGTATTAGAGCTCAAAGAGATTCTATAAGATTGTTTGAGCTTAATGGTACTGGAGTGTACATAACCTCCGACAAGGATGATTGGAAGAATGGAGTACAGCAATCCCTTGAATACTTTATTGCTATAGAACAGTACGACAAATGCATAATAGCTAGACAGATACTACAAAAGTTATAAGTTACAATGAAGAAGGCAAGAACTAGAGTCTTAATGCAGGCTCAGATTGAGACTGCAATAAAGGTTACACGCTCCAATAGAGCTGCAGCCGAGTACCTTCGTGTAAGCTATAACTTATATAAAAGGTTTGCTAAGCTATATAAAAACAAAGAAGGTGTTAGTTTATTTGATGTACACCTTAATCAAGCAGGATCTGGAATATCCAAGACTCACGTTTCCAAGAAACGATTTCTTTTAGATGATATACTATTAGGAAAGTATCCACAGTACCCAAGAGAAAAGCTTTTACGTCGAATGATCATAAGTGGTTATATTGAAGAAAAGTGTAATCATTGTGGCTACTGTCAGAAACGTCCAATGGATTTACGTACACCATTAGCATTACATCACATTAATGGTAATCAAACAGATCACAGACGTGAAAATCTAGAAGTGCTTTGCTTTAATTGTTATTTTACCTTGGTAGGTGATTTAACCAAGACTGATATGAGATCAAAGTATTACGATAGACCAGAAGAGGTAATTCCAACTTCACAAGTTTTAGACTCAGACAAAAGTATGGAAGTTATGTCAAGTATGGATTTACTATCCGAAGAAGAAAAGATTGAACTACTTAAAAACCTAAACAACATATGACTTTTTTAAAGATTAAAAACTGGGAAAAGCAGTATATTCCAAATTATCGTAAAAAAAAGCACTACAAGCTTACTAAGTTTGTGGTTTTAATAATTCCATTTATTATTATATGGTGCTTAAGTTGGTTAAAAAACACTATATTAAGTGTTAAGATAAAAACAAGACAGTCAGACGTAGTATTAAAAAACATTATTGATGGTTTTGCTCATTTAATATACAATGATCCTGAAGTTGAAGCTGTTGCGACGAGTAGAGCTAAAATCTGTGCAACTTGTCCGTTTGCAGAAAAGTTTGGTTTATATTCTATTGTAGTTGATAATAAAACAAAACAAATACAAGGTATGAAGTGTGGCAAGTGTGGTTGTAATCTCAGTGCAAAAGTAAGAAGTATGGAAGATCGATGTCCATTAGGTAAGTGGTGAGTAAGAGAGCTAAACATATTGGCTTAATTGTTTTTCATAACGACTTAAACAATGAGAGATTTCTTGCAGAAGTGTTCAGACATTCTTTAGGATATCATTATTCTCAAGCTGCTAATTGTGCTCACATGATATTTAATAAAGGAGAGTACCTTGTGAAATCCTTTAAAGCCTCTGAGCAAGATAAAGCAAGAGCAGTTTTAAAGATACTACACGAGCATGACATTCCAGCAAAACTTGCACCACTATGAAAAAACTCTTATTAATTCTTTTGTTACCAACACTAACGGTAGCACAACAACGACCTCTTTATGACTCTGTAGCAATCGATAAAGGTATCTACAAAGTTATGTACAGTGAAAAGTTAGAACAACCTTTATGGGTTAAATATCGCGTTACTTGTTTAGATGGCAAGGCTCAACGTAATGGTATGGACTTTCGTATTGAAACTGAATACTTTACTTCTGATGATGCTGACTATGCAAACAATGAATGGGATAAAGGTCACTTAGCACCAGCAGCAGATTTTAATTGCAGTAAGATGGATCTTTGGAATACTTTTAGTTATGCAAACTGTGCTTTGCAACAAGAACGACTCAATAGAGGTTTATGGAGATTGTTAGAAGCTCAAGAACGTGAATGGGCAAAACAAGAACCAGTTTCTATATACATTAGATTAGTTTTCAAGAACTCAAAAAAACTAACTACCGGAGCCTCAGTGCCTTCCGGATTCTACAAAACAATTTACTTTGAAAACTCAAAAAAGACTCGTATATTTTATTTTGATAATGTAATCCCACCACAAGGCAAGACCTTCTGGGATTATGAAATAAAATAAACATGAATTTAGGTTACGCTTGTATTAACGTAGAATTACGTAAGAAAAAGATCTTTGCTGGTAGGACATGCAGGAAAGACACATTTCAAAAAGGAGGCTTAAAGTATGTAGGTGACTTAGGTGTACAAAACCTTCGTGACTTGCATCGCATACTTGAATGGAATGCTGCAAATGGTATTACCTTTTATCGCATAGGTTCCGATATCTTTCCATGGAGTAGTGAGTATGAATACAAAGACTTACCACAATACAAAGAGATATGTGAATTGCTTAGTGCAATTGGCAAGTATGCAACAGCAACTAACCAACGATTAACATATCATCCAGGACCTTTCAATATCTTAGGATCTCAGAAAGAAAACGTAGTACAACGTACAATGGTTGATTTAAGACATCATTCTGAAATCTTTGACTTGATGGGATTTACACCCTCAGTGTATAACAAGATCAATATACACATTGGAGCAGCATACAAAGACAAGTATGCTGTATTAAAGCAATGGTGTGCTAATTATCAGAAACTGGATGAGAATACAAGAAAAAGACTTACTATAGAAAACGATGACAAACCTAGCTTATTTACTACGTATGATTTATATCATGGCGTACATAACCACACAGGTGTTCCTATTGTGTTTGACTATCACCATCATAGTTGCAATCCTGGGGATCTATCTCACAGCGAGTCTCTCAAATTGGCTGTTGCAACGTGGCCTGAAGGTATTAAACCGGTTGTTCATTATTCTTCGTGTAAACAAATAGAAGATCCTAAAGCAAAAGTACAAGCACATGCTGACTATGTTTATGAAACTATTGATCTATATGGTCATGATGTTGATGTAATGTTGGAAGTTAAACAAAAGGAGAAGGCTCTGTTGGAATACAGAAAGAAACATGGTATATTAATTAAATAAAACAAATAATATGAATAACAAGTATTTTCAAGTTACAGTAAAGATTAAGCGTGAAGACGCTAAAGGCAAACTTAAAACAGCTACTGAGCGTCATTTAGTTGAAGCTCTAACAGTTACCGAAGCAGAAGCTCGTGTAGTTAAGTTTATGGAACAATTCCAAGAAGAGTATATGATCAGCTCAGCTACTGAGAGTCGTATTATTCAATTGATTACTCCATCTGAAACTCCTGATACATATGGCAAGCAATAATAGCATCCAAGAACTGGAACAACGCTATCCTGAGATTGCTCAAGAGTATAAGCGTATTGCAGCTGAACAATTCAACTTGTTTGCAGCTAAGATGCTTGATTATGGTAAAGGAAACATATCGGTTGGTACTAACTTAGAAACTCCTGAAGAGGTAAAGTTGTCGTTGACTGGATTATGGTTTCGAATGAATGATAAAATGAATCGGCTAAAGAATCTCGTTTTACTCAATCAAAAGCCAAATGTTACTTCAGAATCCACTACAGATACCTTTCAAGATATGTCCATTTACGGAATTATCGCGCAAATCGTGCAAAACGGGAAGTGGAAATAATCTCCCTGATAATCAGATAGTTATATAACTCCTTGATACTCAGGGAGTTATTTTTTTATTAAGCGGTTGATATTTAGATAAAGATTTGTACCTTTACCCTTATATAAAAACACAATAACTATGAAAACATGTAAAGTATGTGGATCTGAGATTCCAGCAGGTCGTTTAAAAGCAATTCCAAATGCAGTAACGTGTGTACAGCACTCAACAGCATCACCTTTTAGTTTGAACGTTGTTCAGCACGGTGAATTGGAAGATGATGGGTATCAGGAGTTTGAGATTATTCGTGATCCTCAAGTTGCTGCACAATTAGAACATTACAAGCAACAAGTTGGTAAATATCAATACTAATCGTATGGAACCTTTAGACAAAGAAGACTTTGACTTAACAAGTGCTAAGTATGAAGTAACTGGTGTTGAACCAATTTATAACTTTAAGAATGCTGGAAGTGGGTTCTTTTATGTTCATTTTGATAAAATGACAAAGCATCCATTTAAGCTTTCGTTTATTTCGTTTGTGGAGCATCTTATAACCAAAGATGAAAAACTTCTCAAGTATTTGGCTGGTAAAAAGTTTGATACTACATCACATGCTGTAGAAGATTTGTATGAAATCGGATATCCTGTGGTTAAGGAAGTGCAAGCATATATGGAGAAACTCAAAGAGTCTATTGATCCTCTTTTCTTAGAAAAGATGTATAAACTATTAGTATATCTAAAAAACTTTAACGACAATGAAAGCAAAGGTTACGACGACAAAGAAGATACCTAAAAAGATTATTGGTACAATAAATCCTACCGTTGTTGACACACTCAACGGTCATTACATGATAGTGGTTAATTCCACAAACAATGTTGATGGATGGTACAAAGTATCAGATACGTTTTCTTTTCATGATGCTCAAAAGCTCTTTGTGAGAAAAACCACACAAGAAGTATCAAGTAAAGATTGGTCATGGCAGATAAAAAACAGTAAAGGTACAGGTCATTACACTGTGACATTTGATAAGAGTGGCTGGAGTTGTGATTGTACTGGATATAGTTTTAGACGGAAGTGTCGTCATATAGATGAAGCAAAAACTAAATTAAACTAATATGGGATCAATAATGGATGCAATTGATTGTCCACAATGTGGCAATCCGGATGCAGTAGTAGATTACTATTACAAAACAGGAGAAGAATATACAATATGCGATAAGTGTGGATACACTCGTCAGTTCACTATTGTAAACCGAGAGGAAATCGGTAAAACAGATGAAGAGGGATTTGAGATCTTACCAAAGTTTGATCTTAAAGAGGTTTTTGGATCGGGATGCTACAGATTACAATATCGTGGTGATGTTGGTTATGAGCTTGGTACATTTGCTTTAGCAGGCAGTGAAGCTGAGTTTGTTAAACACGTTGAAGAAAACAAACAAAACATTGCTCATGCTGAGTACCATACCTTTGTAAATGGTCAGCTGAGTGATAAAATCATTTTAGTACAAGGAGAGTTGTAAACAATTAAAATTTAACTTATATTTATAAAACTATGGGAAAGTCAAAAAGTAAATTACTGCAAATTGAAACTTTAAAAGCTTGGTTAGAAGACATTAAACGAGGTAAAGGACGTCCTAAGCCTCAGAAAGATTACGTACGTAAATAATGACCTACTCAGAAGCACATAAGCGTGTTCAGGATATGGTTGCCACACAAAAGTGGTTATCAGATTTCTGTAGTACAACTAATCCAACTACAGCATTGTCTCAGTTGTATGTGGCACAGCTGTATAATGGAAAAACTGTAAACGCAAAAGGCTATGATGTGCTGTCTGCAGATGGTAAAAAAATACAAGTCAAAGCAAGATGGTGGAAGGATAAAGTTGGAGGACCAAGTGGTTCATGGATTGCTGGAACTGAAAACCAAGCTGACTTGTTTGTGTTTGTAGGATTCAATAAAGACTATGAAGTACTTTATTGTTTGGAGTTTGATGCTTCTAAGATAGAATCTTATGCTTCTTTTATAGACAGAAGAAAACCAAACTTACGAACATTACGTATTACAAAAACACTAATACGAAATCATGCTCCCGTCGTCTAGGGGTTAGGACATATCCCTTTCACGGATAAAACACGGGTTCGATTCCCGTCGGGAGTACAACAAGAAGTGGGGGAAGTCCGTATGGCACCAGGAGATAATAACAGATAGTTTGGTTATCGAGGGTCAGTGAAGCCACTCAGTCTTTACGAATGAAGTCAACGGGTGAACTATCCGCATCAGTAGTTGAGAGTAAAGGGGTGATACTAAAACTCACCAAAATAGTCAGGTGGCGGAATGGTAGACGCTAAGATTAACTCGCAAAGTTAATATTGTGTATTGGACGTAAGCGGACAATATGCAGAATTTGCTAAACGCTGGTGGTACGATTGCAATCGTAAATGGAAGAGAAAACCACAGATGGCATACAGGTTCAAATCCTGTCCTGACTACACGTAGCTTCAACCTGCTAAACGGTGGGAGAGGGTAACCAAGCCTCTCATAAAAGTAGAAACAATGTTTCCCCAGTTTCTTGTTCTGTGCACAGGAAGGGTTTATAAGGAGACACTTTTTCGAATTATTGACCTATTTATACAAAACAATAGATATGAAATTCGAAAAACAATGTAAACAATGCAACACCGCTATTGCAAAACATAAGACATTTTGTAATAGTAGTTGTTCTGCAAAATATAACAACACAAGGAGGGAAAAGAAACCCTATCCTTGTTGTAAAAACTGCAATAACCAACTTACAAATAGGTTAAAAATTTATTGTAATAACACGTGTCAACGTGAATTTGAACATAGAGAGATTATAATACCTAGATTTGAGTGTGGTAATGTTCGCGATCGAGGTACTCTGAGAGGTATTCTTAATAGATACAGAGGACACGTTTGCAACTCGTGTGGTATAACTGAGCATAATGGTAAGTATATTGTGCTTGAAGTAAATCACATCGATGGTAATGCATACAATAATTTTCCTACTAATCTCGAACTATTATGCCCAAATTGTCACTCTCAAACGGATACATACAAAGGACGTAATATGGGTAGTGGAAGAAAATCGAGAGTTGGTTTTGTAAAATAAAAGTTGTATCTTTCTTTACAAGCTTCTGTAGTTTAGCAGGTAAAACAACTGACTTGTAATCAGTAGTCCTCAGTTCGATTCTGGGTGGAAGCTCATCCCCGCTACCGAGGGTAGGGTTGATTAGGATTGAGTGGGTTGTGAAAGATCAACTAAGTAATGCTAATCGTAAAAGCAGTTGTCCACACCACCATCTGCTGCTTTCCCGAAATTCACTAAGTGTGAGTTCTTTGACATAAAATAACGAAAGGAGAAATAAAAAATGGAAACAATGTATTTTATTTTAGGTATGCTCTCGATTGTAGCAATTGCTTTTATGGCAACTATAATTTTGGGTATGGTTAAGATTACAAAATTGTTAAAAATAATCAAAAGTCATGAACAGTGGCAATCACATCATGACCGTGAAATAAACGATCGATTTCGAGAACTTTATCAAGAGATAGATCGTAGATTAGATAACATGGAACGTCATGGAAATGATCACATATCAGCCTTGCAAAGGGAATTAGATAGTAGGTTTAATGAAGTATATTCCTATACTGATTCACGACTTGACAAGTTAGCTGATAAAACGCTTAAACAAGAAAAACAAATAATTAAAGGATAAACAAACATCTCAAAGAACTCACACTTTTAAAAAACAATAGGTTATGAACAAACATAAGTTTAGAAGAGCAATGCAAAAAGTTGCTCTTAGGATTACGAGAGCAATGAGCTACGAATCCAGTAAGCAAACGCATAGTGAGTATGATAGGGAAAGCTATGCAATCTGTAATAAGCTAATGCACGATCCGGATAGTGTACTACTCATGTCACCCATCTCCGGAAAACGCTATATCAAAAACGATAAGATACAAATCTTTATTATTCTTGAAAGAAGCATGATTACTATAGTAAACCATCAATACAGTTACAATATAGATGTCTGGGGTAAGCCTATGCATCGTATTGAAAGATTGTTTGATGTGGAAGTAGAAAAACGTAGAGAGGCCATGGAAAGTGAAATACGTTCCAATGTAAAGCACTCTTTGTCTAACATATACAAAACACTAAAGCATGAACAAATTTAATAAATTATTTTACAGTGGGTTAGGATCAGTATTACTCTTTGTTGGAGCTGGGATAGCTATTTTTGGAACATTGATATCTTCTTCGTATAATGAGAAGGTAGTGATACCAAAAGACAATCAAAACATATTTCAAACTCCAGTACAGGATACGGTAAAGCCAACAAAGGTTAATGTAATAAAACCAAAGTCACGCAAAAAAGCAATGGTAATTGATACTACTAAAACAGTTATTGTAATAGACACAACTAAACATGAAGAACATATTTAAACTAATTGATATTGCTATTTGGTGCTGGGTAGTGTACAATTTAGGATACGCAACCTTTACACATACCGATATAACAAAGCTGACAGAAATAACTGGATTCAATCCAACTTGGTGGATGGTGTTCATGATTAGTTCGTTATATGTTCACAACTTAAGCAAGACACATGACAAATAAGTTACAACAACTCCAAGAGGAGATAGATAAATACCAACAGCTTTTAGAATCAGATCTCAGTGAGGAAGAAGTAAATCACATACTTTCAAATTTAGATAAACTAACTGCTGCTTTGGAAGAAGAATTAATAAATGGTTTTGATAATAAACTAGGAATACAAGATGACAATGAAGAAGCTTAAAGAGGCATCACTACTGTTTGTAATACAAATTGTATTGTATGGATTGCTTTGTGTAAACTATAGAGCGGTAGCATTAGCAGATTACCATGAAGCTGCTATTTCTGATTTTGCAATAGCAACTATGAACTTTTTTGTAATACGAAAGATTGCAAAAAGCGAAGAAGCATTCCATCAATGGATGGGTTATGTTTTAGGTTCTGTAGTGGGATCTTATTTAGGAATCTATGTTTCAGTATTACTTAATGCTTAAAACTATGAATAAAGAAGAAGCAAAAGATGCATTAATAGAATTATTGTATGGTCAAGTAATAGACTTATCAATGATGTCTAAAATTGAGTTAGGTGATGATGTTACTGAAGAAATTAAACGACTTAAAGCGATTATTGATGAAAAAGAAAAACATAATTAAAATTGATTTAAGCGGTTGTAAAAACTGGAATGAAGCTCAAAAAGTAATTGAGTTAGTTTCATCAGGTAAAGTTAAAATTAAAATAGAGAAGTTATGAAAACAAAACTAGCAGAAAAATTAATGAGTATTTGTGCTCCAAATGCTCCATTAGAAAACAATCACAGTTTAGACAATACATTTGGTATTGACAATCTAACTGAAGAGCAACGTATTCAAGTAGAAGCAGAACTAATCAAACATTTTGACTTTGAAAGAATCGTATGGATGGACCTACCATCAGGTCTTACAGAAGATAAAACAACACCAATTGTTGCGAAGAGTATAAAAATATCAGACGACGATCCTAAATACCCAGGAAAGGTTGGATATGTTTATAAGGTATTATTTACACCAAAAATATATGATCCAAAATCATTACATGAACCAGTAAAAGATGGTTGTGTATTTGCTCCTATTATATACAACCCAGAAACATTTGAACCAAAACAAAGTATTACTTTAACTTGGTCACCTGAGTTTCCTCAAGATATTAATGCTCCTAAGAGAACATACGAAGATGATAAACAAATGATTCGCGATATGTTAGAAAAGGTATTAAACAATCCTGAAGAATATAGACCGGAAGGATATAGAGGATGTATAGTTAGATTTGCAGCAGTATAAATATAGAGTTATGAACACAATAGACTATAGGTACCAATCACTCCTACAAGATATCCTAGACAACGGAATACAAAAAGGAGACCGTACAGGTACAGGAACACTCTCAGTATTCGGAAGACAGATCCGTCATAAAATGAGTGATGGGTTTCCTTTACTCACAACCAAGAAAATGGCTTGGAAACAAATTGTAACTGAATTGTTATGGTTTTTAAGAGGAGATACAAACATTAAGTTTTTAGTTGATAACGATTGTCATATTTGGGATGGTGATGCGTATAAGAACTATTTGAAACATACTATATCTGGAGTAGAGGGAGGTTTAGATAGAATTGCGGGTTATATGGATGGTTGTTTAGTAGAATTTGACGGTCACTATGAACATTTTTCTACGAATCCATCATTTGCTTATGGGTTTAGACCATATTCACAAGAAGAGTTCATCAACAAAATCAAAACTGATGATGAGTTTGCTAAGAAGTGGGGAGAACTCGGAAAAATTTATGGGTACGGTTGGCGTAATTGGAATGGTAAAACAGATGATGAACTTTATGAAGATTATTTGAAAAAAATTAAATAGCGTCAGTATTTTTTCCATTTATTACCATATTTATATATAGTAAACAATGGAAACTATATGGACTATAAAAAAATACACGACAAAATAATTGAACGAGCAAGAACGAGAAAATTAGAAGGATATGTTGAAAAACACCACATTATACCAAAATGTATGAATGGCACTAATGAACCAAATAATTTAGTGGAATTAACTGCTAGAGAACATTTTTTAATACATTGGTTATTACACGAAATGTATCCTGATAATACTGATTTGAAATATGCTTTTTGGTCTATGTGCCGTAAGTCAGATAACCAACAGAGATATAAACCATCATCAAGGGTGTATGAATATGCTAAACACAAAATGTTAGAAGTGTGGGTGAAATTTAAACCATCTGATAATCAGATAAATTCCATTAAAGAAAGTTTAACTGGGACTAAATGGTATCATAAACCTGATGGGAGAAATTTACGAACATTTCCAAATGACCCAAAAATCACTGAAGAAGGATGGTTATCTGGTAGGTTTGGTGGTAAATCAATATCAGATAAAGCAAACAAAGATAAGGAGAAAAAATACGAAGGGAAGAAATTACCATCCACATCAAACAAAAGGTGTTCAATAGATGGTGTTGAATTTGAGTCGGCTAAAGCCGCTGCGGACTTCCTTAATATGAATGAGTTTTCTATTAGATGGATATTACAAGGTAGAGGTAGATCACAAAAACATAAAGAGAAGTATAAAAATTGGTATTATATAAATTAATTTTATGAATAAAACTAAATACAAAACCATAAATGAAAAGTCAAAAAGTGTTACTGATGGTTTAGGTAAAAAAATTGATAGTGGTGTTAGAGAATTAGTTGTTTTATTAAATTACCATAATATTGGAACAACACAATCATGTTGGGGTCATAAAAGTTGGGGTCTACCATATCCTTGGATTGATATTAATCAAAAATATCTTGGTGATTTGTATAATATTATTTCAGATTTAGATATTGAAACTGAAGAGTTGGATGATACAATACGCATATTACCAAACCCAAAAAATTTAATTGAGGGTAGGGAAATATTTAACAAATTAAAAAATAAATTAAAAAATTATGAATAAGATATTATCAAAAGAAGAGTTTTTACAAAAATTAAAAACAGATAAAGAGTTTAACGAAGAGTTTGGTAGTAAAGGAATTGACCAAATTTCAGAGTTAATTAAACAATTAAAAGATACTCCTGATTCTAGGCGTATGGTTGTGAATGCTTGGGCAGTCCACGATTTACCAAATATGGTACTTCCACCTTGTCATTATGGATTTCAAGTTTATACAAGAGAGTTAGTTGAAAGTGAAAGATACGGATTACTACTCAAATCAGGATATGATGGTAAGGAAATGAATACCTCTAATATGATGAGAGTATGTGATGAAAGAAACATTCCAACCAGAGCAATCTCTTTAATGTGGAATCAACGTTCAGTAGATACATTCTTAGGTTTACCATTCAATATTGCTTCTTATGGCTTACTATTAGAAATCATTGCTAAAGAAGTTAATATGGTTCCTGGTGAATTGATTGGTAACTTGGGTGATACACATTTGTATTTGAATCATGTTGAACAAGCAAAAGAGCAGATTGGTAGAGAACCATACGAATTGCCAACCATAACATTACCATCATCACTACAACCTGATAGTGGTAACTGGGATAAATTAGTATTTGAAGATTTCTACTTAAACGATTATCAATCACATCCAGCAATTAAAGCACCTTTATCAAATTGATACATATTTATTATAAAACCTATAGTATGAAAAAATCAGAATTACGTCAAATTATTAAAGAAGAAATCTCTAAAGTATTAAAAGAAGAAGGTGAGATGTCAGGCTTGCTTAATAGACTTGATAAGAATAAACCACTCAAAGTTGGTGACATCACTACTATTAAATCAGGTAAGTATGCAGGTAAGAAAGTAAAAATTGTTGCCGATTTAGGTGGTGGTAGTTATGGATTAGAGTTTGTAAGCTAATCACACCCAACCATTAAAGCACCTTTATCGAATTGATCGATATTTATTAGTATGAAAGCAACAGAACTAAAACAAATCATCCGCGAAGAGATCAGTAAAGCGTTAAATGAAAATCTAACCATAACTGATTGGGATGAATTTGTTAATCCAGATCACGTAGTACTAACACTTTCAAATGGTAAGCAATTAAAGATCGCTAAACAAAATATCAAAGGTGGCAAAAACTCCTATCAAGCTATACTAACCTTATTAGATAATATGGGTAGAGATCCTAAGGCTATGGAGGCTATGTTGAAGTTAGTTAATGCAATGACTGATAGACTTGCATAGAGTAAAATGCCTTTGTTAATATGATACGATTAATAGATTTATTGAAAGAGAATTTTAGTATCTCATCGGATGATATTGAAAAAGTAAAAGCTAACTTAACACGTCCCCCATATAAAAGTACTATTAATACTAAAAAGAAGTTAGAAGAGATATTTATTAAGTTTAATAAAACTATACAAAAGTATATTAAAGGTAACACAATAACATTATACCGAGCTGTAGCAGCAGATAGTAAATCTGATATAGATAGAACTAGTTTTGGGATTGCTTGGGCCGCCGAAGAATACTTCGCTCAAGTATATGAGCGAGATGAAGAAATGTCAGGAATGGGATTGTATTTAATAACTGCTGATTTTAAATTAGATGATATTAATTGGAAAGAAACATTTGAATCTTTTATTAAATTTGGATTTATGGAAACCGAAGTTATAGTTAAAACTCAATCAAATCATAAATCAGTACCTCCAATTAAGTTTAAAATAGAAAAACAAGGTACATTTGACTAACAATCACACCCAACAACTAAAGCACCGTTATCAAATTGATCATATTTATAATAGAAAAGGATAAACTATGAAAAAATCAGATTTAAAACAAATAATAAAAGAAGAGATAGCCTCTGAAATGCAGGCTAAAGAAGCTGCTAAAAAGTATAGCACAAAAACT